AATTGTAATTGCAGTCCCTAAAACTGGAGTTGATGTAGTTCCAGTTAATACATTTACTTTACCATTATACAAAAGATATGCTTGATTTCCTTGTGCTAAAACTTGAGGCTGTGCTCCTAAATTAGTGCCGCTAACACTTACACTTGCCGTAGTACCCGTAACTGTTATAAGAGCCATATAATTACCGCTGTTATAAAGTTGTACCACTACTCTGCCGTTGTCAAGTTTAGCAAGTCCGGCAGAATACGGATTGTTATTGGCAGCACTACCAACTGTACCTTCAGTTAAAGTGGTCCCAGAAACAGAAATAGGCATGGCATAAAGATAAGAATATCCAACACTGACATGTAGAAATTGAGAAGAAGAAAGCACTACATTTTGACCAGAGCCTTCATGGTAAGTATTTCCTACAGAAAGTTGTAATTCTGAACCAACGGTTGGGGTAGTTCCACTAACAGTGACGGCTCTATAACAATGCTTAGTAGTTACAGTATCAAAGTAATTCATTACATATGAACTACCAACTGTAATGAATCTTCCATAAGGTGATTCTGATCTAGGATTGAAATAACAAGAATTTGTAAGAGTATTACTTACAGCAGAATTAACTGTAATTGTTGTCCCACTTACTGAAACAACAACAGTTTGCAAAGACACATTATCATAACCTATACTAGAAATTAAAGCTGTAGTAGAAGTTAAAGGGACTGCTGTTAATCCGCTACTTCTAATTCCACCAGTCCTTACTAATACTACTGACCCAAAAGTTTTTGTAGAGTTATCCCATACTACTGCATTAACTGTGCTTCCACTTGCTCCACCGCCCGTAAAAACCAACAGTTCAGTTGTAGCTGTTAATGCAACTACAGAAACATTAATAGTGTAAGCAGTTCCCATGTCATTTGGAGCAGTTAACATATTATCGTAAATTAAAAAATCACTTCTAAGTGGAGTAGGCTGAGAAGCAGAAGCCCAAGTACCATCTCCTCTCCAAAAAGTGCTGCTAGAAGCTGATGTTCCACTATTTAAATTGCCAACAGGCAAATTACCCGAAACACCAGAAGAAAGAGATACAAGCCCACCAACCGCTGAAACCAATGTTCCATTAGTAGAAGGCAAAGTTACAACAGTAGAACCTGCTACAGCAGGGGCTTGTAACGTAACGCTTCCACTAGTATCACCTGCAATTACAACTGCGCTCATAGTACCACCCACCTTGATCCAGAACTAACTGTTACCGATTGCCCCGAAGCTATTGTTATTGGTCCAGCAGAAGTTCCACTGTAACCAGCAGCAATTGTATAGCTTGCAGCCACTGTCAAATTATTAATAAATATTCCATTACTTGCTGTAACCACTGTAGATTGTAAATCACCAGCAGATGGTTTATACAACAATTTAGCATTACTTGTATATATTGTTGTAGCACTACCACTTGTAGCATTAGCAAAGATTGGATATACGTTACTAGAAGTAGAAGTGTCATTACTAACTGTTGCACCACCAACAGAATTCCATGCTGGTGAACTACCGCTATATCCTTCAAACTGATTTGTTGTTGTATTATATCTCAACATACCAACAACAGGAGATCCCGGTTGCTGCCCAGTAGTACCACTACTAATCTTCAAAGCACCAGTTGAAGAGAATGTACTATCGCTTGTTACAGTGATTGCACCACCAATAGTGGCATTGTTAGACAAGAAAATGTTTCTAGGTCTTGTAGCGCCAGAAGCACCAATGTCATATGTATTATCAGTGAATAGCAAATTACCAGTGAGTGTGCCACCGGAAAGATTTAGTTTAAGAGCATCAGCGGTATCTACATACAATTTAGTAGCAGCATCTGCATTTCCTGTTGGTGTTCCTAATCCGGTAATCTTGTTTGTCCCCATAGCAATAGCACCAGTCATTGTCCCACCAGACAATGCCAAATAACCAGTTGCAGGGAGATAGGCAGCTAACCATGCTGATCCCGAATAAACACGCATTTCACTAGATGTTGTATTAAAATACAAAGCACCTGTAAGAAGTGCATTACTGTCATTATCCAATGTAGGATCAGACGCTTTAGGCCCCAAATAGCGATCATCAAAGCTGTCATAAGAAGCAGCAGCAGCAGTAGCGCTTGCTGATGCATTGGTAGCCGATGTAGACGCATTGGAAGCCGATGTAGCCGCGTTGCTGGCAGAAGTAGCCGCAGCCGCTGCCGAAGTAGCCGCAGCAGTAGCACTTCCCAAAATACCATCGACATACGTTTTAGTAGTTGCATCTTGAGCGTTTGTTGGGTCACCCATTCCGGTAATTTTGCTAGTGCCCATTGCAATAGCACCGGACATTGTACCGCCAGTAAGATTTAGTTTAAGAGCATCAGCGGTATCTACATACAATTTAGTAGCAGCATCTGCATTTGCTGTTGGTGTTCCCAGATTAGTAATTTTGCTACTGCCCATTGCAATTGCACCAGACATAGTGCCACCAGCAAGTGCTAGTTTAGTTGCAATGGAGTTGGTAACTGTTGTGGAAAAACTTGCATCATTGCCCAAAGCAGTAGCAAGTTCAGCAAGTGTGTCTAATGCGCCGGGAGCAGAATTTACAAGATTGCTAATTGAAGTATCAACATACAATTTAGTAGCAGCGTCTGAATTATTGGAAGGAGTAGAAAGACCAGTGATTGTACCGGCAGAGCCACTAGTCATATCCAATGTTCCGTTAATGACTACATCATTAAAGGAAGAAGAGCCAACAGTGGCTGTTACGTTTCCAGTTAGATTACCAGTGACATTACCACTAACAGCGCCAGTATGTGTTCCGCTAGTGTTTCCAGTGACATTACCAGTTAAAGCTCCAGTAAAGCCAGTAGTGGCTGTAATTGTAGTGCCTCTAACAGTTGATGCTGTAGTAGCACCAATAGTAGTGTTATTAATTGTACCGGCACTAATTGCTGCTGAAGCAATAGTAGCAGCAGTGCTTACTGTTAGATTAACAAATGTACCATCAGCAGCAGTTGTTGCTCCAATAGTGGTGTTGTTAATTGTGCCACTACTAATTGTTGCTGCTGTCGCAACAACGCTTGCTATTGTTGCTGTTCCACCAAGAAAAAGGTCTTTAAATTTAAGAGGACTGGTTCCTAAACTAAATACATTGTCAGTAAGTGGATTTAAGACATTTTGAGCAAGCCTAACTTGTTCAGCAGCAGCACTAGAAACACTAACAAAGAAACCAAGCCTATTATTTGTACCATCCACTACAACTTTATTTCTAGCATTAGTATCAGAGATTAGAGAAACATAAGCACCTTCAGCAGCAGTGCCGTCATGCCTATGTCCACTTGCTTGAGCAAAAGCATCTCTAAGAGCATTATACTCATTATTAATAGGGGCAGCACGAACGATAGCCGTAGGTACTATATCTGCTGATGATTGTCTAACATATCCAGCCAAAATACTCTCCTTATCGCCTATCGTTCATTGAATAATTCAAGACAAACCCTTGAATAGTGTGGCTTGCATTTGTGTCATTTGTAACATATTTCATTGATATTGAAAATCCACTACCATTCATATTTGTTTTCCTAACTGGTGATGGGTTCCCGTCATAAATTGCTGCTGCATCATAAACTGCTTCGTTGTAGTATGCTGCTGCTCCGCTGGTAGTAATTGTAAAGTTAGTAGGATTCCAAATGTCGTAACGATCTGTTGTATCAAAATCGTAAGAAACAGAAAATATAATATTTGCAGAACCTTCACTTCTTAAGAAAGTAGAAATATTATAAAAATTCTTTCTTATAGTTGGGTCTTCAAAATAATAATATGGAGTTTGATAAACACTTAATATAGCATCACTATTAAAACTAGTTCCGCTTTCTTGTAAATGCACTTTACCATTAGCATCGCCATGTAGTACAAGTTCACTTACACCAACATACCCACTATCTGCACAAGTTGCTGGTATACCAAAAAGTAAGCTATATTCAAAGCCAATTCCTTGCTCTGTTTGTCTTAAACCACCTAATACTCCAAATGTTCCTTCATCTGGAATAAAAAATCTAAATTGTGATTTTTTACGGACAACAACAGAAGAAAGAGTTTCTACATCAATAGATCCTGCTATAAGTTCTTGTAGTATTGATGCGATGGTAAATTGAATTTTCTTTGAAATTGTTTCAATTTCTGCATCGCCAATTGTAGCATTTGCTGTAGGGGCGACAGGTCTAAATCCATCCGGACCTAAAAATATAAGACTACCAGCAAGTTCAATAACACTATCTGGTACTACACAACCTAAATTAGATGTAACCTCAACAAGCATAAAATCAGTAATGCTGGTTCCTGTTATTCTTTTAATTGCATTTTTACCAAAAATAAACAAATCATCTCTAAACTGTTTAAGTTGTACAATATCAAAACCAACATTAATTACACCAGAACCATTTGCAGGGCTGAAATCTGTTTCAGCTAGAGGAGCAGAGAAATAAAGATTTTGTGGGTCTGAAGGATCACCGCCTAAAAACATGTGGTTTTTAAATGCTGCTGCATACTTAGGAGAATTTGGAGCATTAGCGTCTGTAATTTGTGTATACGTTGTCCCATCATAAATAGCAGCAGGATTAATACCGTCTACCAGTAATATTTTTTTAGCTACAAAATTATATTTAATAAACCTCACTTTCTTTACACCCGTCATTGTCACTGTGCCGGGAGTAGTAATTGCAGACCATGTGCTACTAGAATTTACCCATTTATAAAAATAATTTGTACCTGCTGAAGGAGCGCGGCAAGCAAATATTGCGTCATTTAATCCTTCAACAACTGCAACACCCAATACTTTACCAGTGCCTGTTACAGTGCCGTAGCTATTAGAAAACCCACTAATACGTCTATATCCACCAGTTGTAGATGGTTCGTAATTGATTAGTTGTGTAGCACTGCCGGGAGAAGTTTCTGGTTGAGCAAGCAAATCTCTGTTAGTGTCTAGACCACCAACACAGTTAACTTTAAATCCACTAATTCTATCAGGCACTACATCACCCTAAGAGAGACATACGATCTTGTAATAGCGGTAGATTGCACACTAATCGGTTCGTCAAGAAGAAGTCTTCTCATAGATCTAATACCTTGATCAAACTTTTCAGCATGAATGTTAGCACTTTGCTCATTAGATCTAAACAACATCATGTATGCCATTGCACCATCAATGATAACATTTTTAAATCTATCTGGAATTACACATACATCTGTATAAAGCACTAAATCATCAGGAAAAGACCAGTATTTATACTCCACTTCATATGGATTTAAAGGAATAGGACTTACACCAAATTTACTTTCTTGTGTTTGATAGACATAAACTGGAGGAGCGTAGCCGCCAGTGCCAGCATTGTCATCAATAGGTCTACGTTGTTCTGTGTAATAATCAAATGTAATAAGTTTAAGCTTGCCGGGACTATTGTTATATGTAGAAGACTTCTTTAAATAGAAGCTATCCCAATCTACACTGGAAGTTGCTGTTGGAAAAGCATAAGTACCTGTTCCAACAGTTAATGTTTGTGTGTATGTTACAAGTGTAAACGGCCATTCTTGGGCAGAATGAAGAATTTCCCTAATGGCTGAATTAATAGCATCTTTAGCCAATGCTTGAATATTTTTAGCATTAGGAAAGTCTGTGCTATCCATTGTCACTTCGTTAAGTCTACGAAGTAATTCATTAGTTAGAGAAAGATAGGTAGCCATAACACCCTACAAAAATAAAGGGGCAACACCATTTCTGATGCTGCCCCTGTTACTAGCTTACATTAAGCAAGCTGATCGCGGTCAACTGACAGACCCAAGATTTCTCTACGGTCTTGAACATCGCAAATAACAGCGAAGACTCGCAGTTTACCTGCACTTAGCGTGGTGGTTTCAGTAACCAACAGCAAGTCCAAGGTGTCAGCAGATTTGGACACAATGGGATAACCGGCAGTAGCTGGAGTGGCATAGTCACCCACAGAAAGAGAGCTAGTTACACCAAAAGCAGACACATAAGCAGCAGCCGTTACACCAGTAACGCCCAAGCTCACCGTGCAGCTACCCGTTACAGCAGTAAGAATTTCAAAGCCAGCAGACAGCACAACGGATTGTGCAGGAATCTGAAGAGCTTCGATCACATCAGCAGCAGCCAAAGCACTGCCTTTTGCCGTAACAGCAGCAGCCAAATCAATGACGTTTTCTACAACATAAGGCATTTGACGAATACCGCGTGAAGGATGCGTACCTGCTCCAACGGCATTTGAGAGAGTGGAAATCGTTGCCATTTATGTTCTCCTTAAGCAGCGTTATACTTAGCAGTGACAATGCCTTCAGGACGCAAAATCTTGCGACCATAAAGATGCATACCACGCACAATGTCAGCAAAGCTGTCAGGATCACGATAGGTTTCAGTCTTGGTGATTTGCTGAGCAGTTGCAATAGCAGAATCATGACCAGCAACCATTACACCAAAGTTGGAGTTTTGGTTAGCAGTACCCGTAGTGGCTGGACCCGTTCCCAATTTAGGAAGATTATTAGAAACATATACACGGAAACCGTGCAGGTTATTAATAATCAAACCATTTTGTAGACCTTCGCCACCAAACAAGCCATTCAAAAGACGGCTGTCTTCGTCTTTAAGAAGCTCGACAAACACTGGATCAACAACAAGCCAACGCCCTTGCGTGTCAACAAACTGTTGATCAAGCAGACGGCTCATCCGTGCAATAACTTGCAATGGAGTTGCGGTTGAAGTAGAAGCAGCAGTAGCTCCGGGCAAACGTGGTGACAATGGGATTGAATGGTCGCCAGCAGAAGCAGTGGTAATGTTACCAAAGTCGCTTTTCTTCAATTTCATTGTTGAAAGCAATTCGTCTGAGCCAGCAGTGGTAATTGCTTTAGTACCGGGATAAGTGGTGCGAGCAGTGTCAGGATTGACATGCTTAGCAGACTGGTAGTAACCCGACAAATAGCCAAGAACGTCTTGGTCATACTGGTCACGCAAACGATAGGCTGCACGATCAGAAGCCATTTGCATAAAATTAACATGCGAATGTGCTGCTTCAATATCGTCAATCTTGAATGCGTAGTAGTTAGCTTGGTCAACAACCAGCGTAAAGTCTTCGTCAGTCAAGTCTTGTGCAGTAATTTGCGTACCACGAGCATACGTCGTGACAGAAACTTCTGGTTCTTTGATGATTTTAACGCTATCGCCCATGTTAGCGATTTCGCCAAAATAATCACTGTTGGTGATGTCTTCAACAGTCGAAGCTTTGCGGAACGCAAGCTGGACTTTTTTACTGTAGATTACAGGACTAAAATTACCATTAGGTAGGTTATTATATCCTGTGGCCTTTGGAAATGCCATGATAGTTCTCCTATAGTGTAGGCATAAATTAATACGCTCAACTTCCTACAGGGGCTGTATTATCTAGGTGTAATGCTAAAGCATTAGGCTAGAAAAGAACAGGTGTCTCTGAATTTTGTTTTGTGCGTTGTACAAATAACGTAACTGAAGGTAGGTAAACCGGCTCCAGTTACGTTGATGAAAAGAGATATAACAATATTTTGTTGTTATGTCAATACTTAACGAGCCGCTCCACTCAAATCATATACAAATTTACCAGAAGCTTGTGCTTTTTGAATATCTTCCATAGCAGCTTCAAATTGCTTAGAAGACATTTTAGCCACTTGAGATTCGTAAATAACTCCTTCAAGACTGCTCTCATCTGGAGTTGATCTATTTCCTCTAGTAACTATACTTTTAGCCGCTTCTTTGTAATCTGGTGTTTTTTTCTTGCCAATATTTTTGTCTGCTTTATACAAATCAATAGCTCTGGCAGCAGCCCTAGCATCATTTTCATTTGCATACAAAGCATCCTGCACCCATTGAGGTTGGTCTTCTACCCAAGTATGGAAATCATCTGAGCTACGAATATCATCAAAATCAGGATGAAGTCTTAGAAGTTCTGCTTCTGCCTTATCCCGTTTTGTTTGTCGTTCTCTATCATCCAAAACTTTAAGTTTCTGTTCAATGTTTGCTGACTGCTCTTTAGCTTTTTTAATTGCAATAGTTTCTACAATTTTAGCTACATCTGGATAAGCTTCTGCCCAAGCAGCAAGTTCTTCTTCGCTTTTAGGAAGTTTAATTTGTTGTTCAGTAGATTGCTGAAGTTGTTTATTTAGTTCATCAATCTGACGCTTAAGTTTGTTTTCTTGTTCTTGAGAGTGTCTACGAAGATCGCCATAACGCTTTTTAAATGTCTTTTCTTCAGGATCGTTAGGCTCTTCTTCAAATGTTTGTGGTTCTGTTACATTCCCATTTTCTTTTTCCAAATCAGCAATTTCTGCCTCTTCTTGTTCAATGCGTTCTTTGTTAGCATTCCTTTTTCCAAAAGGTGCAGCAACTGTTTTCTGTTCTTGTTCAATTACCATTTCCATAAAAAGTCCTTAAGGTTGGGCCGCATCTGCGGGTCGCAAATGACGAAGATTATTATTACTTATTTAACTGGCTTCGTCAACAGTTAAATTGGTGCGTATCCAGCAGGGATAGGGTTTAATGCTTTATCCCCAATAAAAGGAACATACAAAGCATTACCACTTTGATTTTTAACTTTTACCATATGAAAACCCTGAACAGGTGAGTTTCCATAAGATGCTCTAGTTGGAGTAGTTCCTGTAGTACCTGTAGTATTTTCAACAGCAGCACCAGCCCCACCAAGCCCTGTATAGTCATATTTTTGTTTTGCTTTTCCAGCAGGTGTATCTGGTTCAATTAATCCAGTCATTCTAGCAACACCATAACCGGCAGTAGCAAGTTTTGCACCAGCAGTAAGTCCTTCAATATTTGCTTTAGTTTCTGGACTAAAAAATCCGGGTGGAGTTGCTTTTGGTGTGTAATTACTAATTGGTCCAGAATTTATATTATACATAGAACTAGATGCTGGAGACGGTTGTGAACCAAGCCCAGACCCCATTTTTGAAACAGTATTAGTGGGGGAAAGATTTTGATCAACTAGTCCTGTACTTAAATTGTACATAGAATTTGGATTTGTACTATAAGTAGCAGCAGGTGTTTTTGAAGCTAAGCTATATAGATTATCTTCTACTGGTGGTGGAGTTAAGTTAGATATAGGTGATCCAAGTTTTCCAGCAGTATCTAAAGTAGATAGAGTTTCTCCATTATTGGCTAAATTTCCAAAATCATTAAAAGAACTTGGTGGAGCCACAAGCGAACTATTACCAAATTGACTAGAAAAATCAGTAGGAGAAGATCCAGCGGCTGTTTTAAAACTATCTACAGTTGATGTAAAAGCATCTTTAGTTACACCAGTAAAATAATCAGTAGCATCATTTAATGATTTAAAAGTCGTCTCTGCAATATTCCCTAAATTTTCTAAACCAAATGTAAAAGCAGTAGATTTTATACTACTTTCAATATCTCCTCCGTTAATGGCTGTGTTAAAAGCCCCTTGTCCTACAAATTTTTGAACACCTGCACTTGCATCTGGAAGAAGTGTTTCCCCAATGCTTGTATATATCTTATTAGTAAAATTACTAAATTGAGAAAAAACACTTTGAGAAGCTGCTGAAGTAGATGTTGTTGCATCAGCAGCAATTGTAAATGGATTCATTTTATCCACAATGCTACTAGCATATTGTGTTACAGAATCAACTAATCCACTTCCACTACCAACAGCATTAGAAATAGAAGTTGCTTCTGTTAGTGTAGCCCCTGCTTCTAAAGAAGAAGCCGCCGCTAAATTAGCAGCAGTTCCTTCAGCAACTGCTGAACCAGTTGCTGCTAGTGTAGCTTCGCCGGTAGCCGTAGCAATAGAAGCCGTAGGCATTTCAAGCATAATTGCATCTACCCCAGCTTCTGCCATTATAGCTGATGTAGACACAGAACCAACAGAAGCCATACTTGCCATCATTCCTTGAATAGCAAAATACCCACCAACAGCAGCCAATAAAATCATTGGATTTTTTTCAATAGACTCTACGACATCTTCCAGCCTATCTCCTACCCAACTTGCTGCGTCTTCAATACTTCGTCCTACAGTAGTTCCTACATCGCCTACAAAATCTACAGCATCGTGAACAGTATCGTCAATTGCACTTCCTATTTTTTTTACTTCATCAACCATTGGTATTACTCCTAATAGGACCAAGAACTACTTGAGCCATATAACCACCATCTTTTCTTTTTTTAACACCATAACCAAAATTTTTATTTGGTTTATTTTTAAAAATAAGTTTTAAAACATCAATATATCTAATGTTACTAAAGTTAATAAATACTATGTCAAAACCAGATTTATAAGCAGCATTACCAAATACTTTACTATTATTAATATAGTTTTTTATGGTATCAGCATTATAAGTTGTTAACAAACCAGCACCATTTTTTGTTTTCTGAACTACATAAATAGAATTACCTTCTCTCATTTTCCATGCTGTAGGTGCATTTGCAATAATAGCAAATCTGTTTTTAAAATCTTCAAAATCTTTAACTTTTAATTGTTCTGCTGCTGATTGTAAAATTTCTAGTGTAGAAAGTTGTTTTACTTTACTATCAGTATAATAATCTTTAGCCATTAATTTCTCCAGTATCTTGCAAAACTTTGTCTACTTCAGAAGAAAAAGTTTCATCATCCATTCCTTCTTCTCCATGCAAAGCTTCTGGATTTTCTACTTCATCAGAATTACCCATTTGACCAATGTCATTCATGCGCTGCAAGCCTCTCTTTGCCATGTCACGAATTTCCATTAGTTTTTCTAAACCAATGTAACGAACAACATCAGCAGGAAATACAAACTCCCCTTCGCTAAGTTTTGCATCAACATCATCTCTCACTTCTTTTTGAAGAGCGCCGGGAGGAACGTCATTACCACTTTCTTTATCTATACTGCCACCATCTTGTTTAAGACCACCAGCTTTAAAAAGATTTTTGCTTTGTTTAATTGCATCCATTTACAACATCCTTAAGATTTTGAAACTGTCTAAGCGTTGCTAATGCGCCTTGAGCTTTGTGTAGCTCTGCAACATTATTTGTTTGTTCCATAACTTTGTGTTGTCTTTCAATGTAGAAATCAACAAGATCAGAAAACACTTCCCATTGAGGAATGGAATTAACAAACGGCTTAAGTTTTTGGTACTGCTCTGCATTAAACATTTATATTAGCCTTGTGGTGGTGCTGGTGGTGCTGCCGGTGGAGGAGCGCCTTGCGGAGCGGCTGAGAATCCCTGTTCTCCGGGCACAGGAGCGGCTCCAACACCAATGTTACCACCACCCCCTCCAGACATGTCAGCGACTGATGGTGGGCCTCCTACCCCTTGTGGGGGCGCAACTCCAGCAGGCGGTGCTGGCGGCTGTGTCTGCCGCAAGATTTCTGCCTGTCGCATTGCCTCATCCATATTGTTTGTAACTTTGTCTGGGTCCAAATCCATTGCTTTTGCAATTTCTCTAATTATATACGGAAACTTAGCAAACGGCATAAGAGAAGGACTACTAGCAATTTGTAAGAATTGCATAAGCCGTTGACTTCTCACTTCGTTTGCCATCAAGCTTTCTGTACCTCTAGCATTAATTTCCAAATCGCCTTTGATGGTTTGGTCAAAGTCAAACTGCATATTAAAACTAAAAAAAGCTTTTCCAATTGGTGAAAGCAAATAGTCATCAAAGTTTTTAATAACTGTCTTTATGCTGCCGCCAGCGGCGTTCATCAACATACTAATACCAGATGCTGTTCTACCTACACCACTTACACCTGTCTGTCCATGTGCGAAGGAAGGCATACCTGTTGATTCATCAGCCAATTGCCTAGCTTTATCAAAAAGCTGCAAATTTTCTTGCGAAACATTGGGAAACTTTGTTCCAAAAATAGCTTGTCCCGGTGCGCCACCTTGTCTTCTAAACACTTTGCCGGGAAACACTTGCATGTCTTGACCCGGAACCAAGTTGGTTTCATCCACTTCAAAAACCAAATTACCAGAAAGAACGGCATTATCTACAGCCATACGCATAAACCCATTCATTAGGGTTTGGGTGTCTTCCATATTCTCTGCAATGCCAACACCAGCAAGTGAATATGGATTAAGTTCATACGGAACAGCGTAATAAGGAATCTTTGCTGGCTTAAACGGGTTAAGTACAAATCTGATGATTTTTCCATTACAAAACCAAATATTTGCTTGAAGTTCTTCTAGCTCTTGGTATTCATCTGGAACATTAATGTCGTTTTCTTCCAGCAAGTCAATATCAATGTTGCCCCAGTATTCTAGCACTTCAAATCTATCAACCCCGAAGTTGGGCTGGTAGTCGCGGATATCGTCCTCCCAATATTTCTTAACATAGCCTTCGCCTTGTTCGATAATGTTGTCGATGACATTGGCTCTGAAGAAGGGGCGACGTTTAAGAGCGCGAAGTTGGGTCCGACTAAGCTTATGTCTTTCAATGACGTATTGGCAGTTTTCAGTGTTGTTTGTGTCCGGGTCCCAATAGAAGTTCCATATACTGACATGCGAAGCTTCTGGCACTGTCTTGATACTAGGATTGTATTTACCATCCTCACCCCATCTTGGATATTCTTTATTTGTTGCAAACGGTCCTTTCATAACGCCAGTGCCAAACAAAGCACATTCAAAAGCCGCTGCTCTCAAATGTTTAGTTGCCCCGCTTTCATCTAGTTGGTCATGAATTTTCTTTTCCATTTTCTTTGCAGCAAGCATTGCAGGATAGAAAGTTGCTGATGTTGGTGTAGAGCCAACTCCTTCTTTGAGATTTTTAATATCTCCCAAATCTTCTTTAAGCGATCCCAAAAGGGTTTCCAATTGATCAAGACCAAACCCTGCGCCAATACCGGCGCTTCCTTCTTCTCCAAAAGGGATTTCAGTTGGAGATGTAGGAGCCGGTGGTTGATTGGCAGGGGCTTCTTTTGGATCAAAATGGACAGCCTCAACAACGCCTTCTGGAAGAACAGTTGGATCAACACTAAGAGGAAATCTATTGTTTGCAAAAAGAACGTCTACAATTTGCCCGTAAGCAGCCAACACTTTTGTTTTGGTAACTTTGATGAATACACGGGACTTTTCAGTTTCAGTAAATTGAACATCAGAACTATAAATACCACGATAATTGCGATAGGCTCGCAACCACCTGTCTTCGTCTTTGCGACGGCTTTCTTCAGCCTTAGAATATCGTTGTTCAATAAAACTAATAATACTCTGTGCTTCTGCAACAAAAGACTTTTCAGAAATGTCTTCTAAAGCCAGTTGTTTGTCGCTCATTATATCTGCCATTATTTATTCCTAATATCCAAATGTAGCATCTGCAATTTTCATTCCAGAATGTCTAGAAGCTAAAGGATCATAGTCCCACAAACTACTTCTAGGTCTACTCATAATTCCATAACGTAATGCATCATACAAATGATCTTCAGCATGCGTATCAATATCTTCTGGATTTCTTTTATCTAACGGAAGTATTGGTAATTGTGCAATAATATTTGTGCAATTACTTGTTATAACCATTCGCGGCTCTTCTGTAAACGGATCAAGCTGCAAACGCCTATGCAATTCATTTTTACCACTAACTCTACTACCAGCACTTCTATCAGACGGTCGCCATCTACAACCCTCTAATATCATTTGTTCTGCTAAAGAAGGTCCAGTGTCGCCTCTTTTGTGCCAACAACTGCTATCTAATACACCATATCTAATAGTACCGTCATTTTCTTCTGCTCTTAATACCATATGGGCAAGGTCTTTTGCCAATACTTTTCTGACATATAACTCTCTATATACCACAAGTTGTTCAGAAGGGGACACGGCAAACCACACAACAGCACTGAAACTCCCGTAACCATAATCGCACGAACGAAACTTTGTCCAATTTTTAGGTATGTCGAAAGGGGATACAACATGTATTTGCCTATTAAATTCAGGAAATGCCGCTCCTTCAGCAACATCCCAATTACCTTCTAGTAATTGTTTTCTTTGATATTCTGGAAGAGACAACAACATTGTTTCATAATCACCGCTCTCAGCCAAGTAAGGATTATCAACCAACATTGCAGGTATAAACCGACGCTTAAACAGCGGCAATCCTTCTTTTGAATGTCCAACAGGATATTTTAATGGTTCTCCGCTTTCAATATCTGTTGCCCAAAAACCTTTACCAGCCGGTGCTGGGTCAATAAACATTTTTTTAACCCACGCATGACCGGGACCACCGGGGTTAGTTGTTGCTCGCATAAAAATAGGCAAATCATTAGCGGGAGTACGCAAGCGAGAACGCATGTAATTCCATGCAAACGGAGTAGACCACTGCGTTAATTCGTCAAAACCAATCCAACTAAACGCCAATCCTTGATATCGAAGTACATCCTCGTCTCTATCTAGATATGACATCCACAACCTTGCACCAGATGGGGCTTGCCATTGCATTTTTCTTTCGCTCCACTTAATACCGGGGTATATTTGTGGATACATTTCTTGGCTTTTCCAGATAAGTTCTCTTAGTTCCTCTGTTGTGTGGCGTAAGAGAAGGCCAGAAAATTGAGGGTGGCCCAAGTAACGTAAAGGGTCAGCCAACATTGCATATGACTTACCGCCCCCTGCTGCACCACCATATAACACTTCTCTTTCATTAGCTGCCAAAAATGATGTTTGCGGTCCTGCGTTGGGTTTAAAGATGACATTTTGTGTTTGCTCTTGCTTTTTAATGCTCTCTGGTTGGATCGAAACTATTAATGGCTTTCCAGATGTCTGATTCAAAGAACTCTGGCGGTTTTGTACCAATTCTTTCTTCGTACTGTTCCGCTTTCTGGAGGGCTTTTTGATATTTTCGGGCAATGTTGCGGTACGTTGCAGACTTTCTTTTGTGGGATTGCTCACTTTTTATTCTTTTTGATAAGCCAACATGAGAAATAGGGCGTCCAGTTAATGTTGTTAACCAATTAGCCACTTCCCGTAATGAATATTGCTTTAAATGTTTCTTTGCTTGCTCCAAAGCCTCAAGTTCTGAAGGAATTGGAAGCAACCATTCATCATCTTTATGTTCAACTTTGTATCCAAACGGAATTGTTCTGCTAATTCTTGGTATTTTAACGTATTCTTTGTTTTTAGGTTGGGGCAATATCCACTTCCCCAGTCCTCGCTCAGCCATAACACTCCTTAATCTTCTGAAACATCCTTAGTTGGCAATATCATAACACCATTGGTGCTTTCAACTTGCACTTTTTCTGTCTTAGTAAAGCCAGCCCTATCTAGCATGTCTTTAGCAGCGTTAAGTTTTTCTTTAATTCCCAATTCTGTAGGAGAAACAATACCGCTAACAATTGCTGCTGCTGCTCTAGGCGCATTCATAGCAATGTATAGTTGTGTAGCTTCAGCAATTTCATCTTTCAAACCGCTAACAACTTCTCTGGTGCTGTAGTCTTGAGTATATCCAGCAAGTTGTTTAGCAATTAGAGGATTGCCGCCAGCTTCATCAAACAATACGGAGAGAAACTTTTTTTGTTTCTCATTAAGTTCTCTAGCCATTTTTCATTCCTTTAAGCGTGATAGCAAGCCTTGCGCGTTTAGCAGTTTTTCCACCGCCTTTTGCAGCTTTTTCGAGAAGTTTTGTAGGAATTGTTTCATCTTTTTTCATTTTTAAAGTTTTACGCAAAGCACCGGGTTTTTCGATAGCGTCTTCAATCCAATTTTTTTTAGTAGCCATTTTCTTTCCTTAATTAACCACAGAATATTCTTCTTGAACGCGAAGAGATATGTTAACAGAACTATTTGCACTAGCCAATCCTATAAGTTTATCTCCTGCTTGAAGAATAAGAGGATCTGTAATTTGAATGGTGGTGTTAGCTGGTAATACACTATTGTAAAACATGCTATATGTTACAGCGTCTGTTGCTGAATACCACTGCAAAGTGAATGTAACACTACTACTAGTAACATTACTAATAATAATGCTATCCATATGAGAAATAAAACTATTAGGAATAGAATAGATGTCTTGACTAGATGTAGTCAATACTTTTCCTAGTGTTCTGTCGCGTAATGATGACATAATTACCTACTAATTTCTTCCCAATCCATTGACCCATAAACAGGTTGACCAGAACCCCCTCCTGCCACTACCAAAGCAAGTTCATATGGAGTAGAAGTAAAATAATTTCTTTCTAGTTGAAATGAAAACAAAGATTCTTTTAAAATATTTACAGATGATGTTGATTGATTACTACTAGAAAAATAACCACTAGCCAATACTCTACCAGAAGTAGTAAGTCCAGTACCAGTTATATTATATTCTACACTGCTGTTAGAACCAGCACTAACCCATGAACCACCAGTAGTAGTTGGATTGCTTTGTACTTGCCAATTATAGTTATTACTATTACCCCCACCCATAATACTAATTGCTGTAAGAATAACAATAGCATCAAGCCTAGCTGATTTAAGACGTAAGCTTACAACAGGAAGAAAAGCACCACTAGCTAATGTACTTCTAGAAGTTGTTATAGGAGTACCAATAGCTTGTTGAAGTCCTCTAAGTTCATAACCACCTTCAGAAATAACAGTGGAACAAACTTGTTTTAACGTGCTGCTACTTGCTGTAGTACCAATATTGGTCATTTCATAACGCAAAGGCAACGAAGCAGTGGTAATGTATGTTGTAGTTACAAGATTGGCATGGTGAAAATTATGCGCTGGAACAAATACTCCATCAATAACAAATCCCATTCTAACAGTGCCAAGCCCTAGCCATTCCATGTCCGAATATAAAATTTGAGCTTTGGATAGGTCTAATGTAATTTTAGAAGGACCAGTACCGTCAAGTTTGTCTTGATTCCAATCTGCTTGCGCTACTCTGGTATTTACAACAGAACTAGTAACAACGCTTCTTTCTACAAGATAAACATTGCTGCCTTCTCTTTCTAAATAAAAACCATTATCATTACCAAAATATCCCACTCTTTGTCTTAAGTTTGTTTTAGCAGCACCCATGACAAATGTGTTCATATTGAGTAAACTTTTTCCGGGCTGATAAGCAAATACCCGAACAGTTTCTCTTATGATTTGATTACCGTTAACTGTACCAACAGAAAGATTTACAACTCCTTCATTTGCTGAAAAAGAAGAACTAGCCGTTCCTGTAATACTTTCAACCCACAGCCCGTTGTCTGCGTATCTATGAGATGAATCAAATAGAGTGAAAGGTTCTGAAATTCTAAGCCTTCCAAAAGCATCGCTGCTAGTGGAAGGAAGCTTTACATTTACAGCAGTGGTAGTGCTACTGCCTAACTCAGGATATACAGTTATCATTTCTTCTTTTTAGCTTGTGCAGCCTCGCTTAGAGCAATGGCAATGGCTTGTTTTGGATTTTTGACAATTTGCTTAGATTTTCCGCTATGCAACTTGCCAGCTTTAAACTCACCCATTACTTTAGCAATTTTAGGGGATGGTTTTTTAGTAGTCATTATTTAAACAAACTTGTTAATGATGCCTTTCATTGGCTTCTTTTTTACAGCGCCACCTTTAGCCATAAAAACACCTTTTTCTTCTTTCTTTTCTATTTTTGTTGGTTCTTTCTTTTCATGCTTCATCATAGCAGCTTTTGAAGCATATTTTTCTTTACCGCCATACTCGCTAATAGGAGCGCCCACTTTTCCCCCTTTAGCCATTTTCTTAGTTGGAGCCATTCCAATCATAATGGCAACGGCTGGTTTTGATTTTGATTTCACAACGCCTCCTTTGTTGTATTCTTTTGCTGATTCAGCATTAGACCCATAAACTTCTTTTCTAAGTTCTTTAATCTTTACAGAATTATTTTCAATTTCTTGTTCACGCATATTTTGAAGTTTATTATATGCTCCTTCCATGTCTTTCTTTTCTTTCCTTGAAGAAAATACACTACTTCCCATTTTAGTAGAGGAGCCACTAATAGGAAGTTGATTTTCTTTTTTAACTTTTTCTTTAAGCTTTTCTTGTTCTGCTTCTAGCTCATTAAGCCTTTCCCACTTTTTCATAAAAACTCCTTATTTTTTTCTCTTTTGCGCTGGCTTAACAGAAGCCCCACAATTAGCATAAATAACACCACCCTTATTAAGCCTTGAATGAGGCTCCACCATATTAATTGGAGGAATAAACGTATTATGAACTTCTGCTCCCATAATGGGAGGATCGTTGTTTATTTCCTTTGCTAATTGTTTTGTAAGTTTCATTTTGGCTTTTTCATAAACTTACCCATATCAATGGAGTTATATTGCATTGAATGGGAAGTGCGATTGCCATTATGCGCTTTTGGTTTTGCTTTAACAAAACCACCTTTAGCAAGCACATTCATTTCACCTGATTCATAGCGAGCAGCATTTTCCATGCTGTCGTACAAACGTCTAGGAAAATCTTCTTGGCTTTCAAATTTTTTATTAAAAGAACTAACAGATTCTTCTTTTAAACGAGTAGTAAATTCTGATCCCTTAAAAGAGAAAGTTTTGTCACCGGCTTTTCTAGCAGTAGCAAAAGCTTTTTCAAAATCGCTGATAGTTTTTTTAGCTTTTGGAGCAGACATGTCTCTAACTTTATCAGCCAAAGAACCGCTATCGCTTTTACCTTCATTGGCTTTGTTAGCTTGGCTAGAAGAATCAGATGTTGGCTCACCAGCTTTGTTAGCTTTGCTTGGTTCTTTTTCATTTCTATCCATGAGAGCAATAACACCAAGACTACCAGCACCAGCAATACCAGCAGCAATGCCAGCAGCTTTTCCACTACCAGAAGAACCAGCCGTTCTCTTATCTGCTCTTAGGGTTTCATCTTTTAGCTTAGCAGCCTCTACAACGTCTGCCATGCCCATATCTTTTTCTGTCCTGCCCCTAGCATTAGCAGCAGTTTCTGCGAGGCTTGTGCGGCGTGTGAGAGCGTTTCCAGACCCACTGGCTTCATCGCTGGCTCTAGTAGTGGCAAGTCTGCCGCCAGAACCACCACCTTCCATAGCTTCTCTTGCTGCTTTTCCACTTTCTTGTTCATACTTTCCAGAAAACTTTCCATAAGTTTGACGAGGCTGGAAATCTTCTAGATTGAGTTCGTTAGCGGCAGAGGTTTTGCTACCAGCAACTTTACCAGTAGCGCCCTTTACAAGATTAGCAGCTTCTTCATTAGCGGCTTTTCTACTACCCTTCTTTACAATCTCTTTTCCACCAACAGTAATCAAACCCATTTTAAATACTCCTTAAAAATTATTTTCCAAATGTCTTCTTCTGAGAAGCCGGAGGCTGTTTAACATCTCCACCTTTTTTCCAAAGTTGTTTATCAGCCCAATATGCTGCTGACATTTTACCTTTGTCTATATTTTTTTGATGTCTACTTTTAAAAGCTGCTCTAGCTTCTGGGCTGTAGTTATGCCCCATTGAGGAATCGCCGAAGTGGATAAGTTTAACTTTTTCCCCTTCTTTGGCTAACACCATTCCAACTTTGCCTTCGCGGTCGGATTTGATTGGTTTGTTATAACCCGGAAACGTCTTACCGTGGTAGTCAATTGACAATTTTGCCCCCTATTTTTTTATAACAAAAGAAAAAAAATATTTTATAAATCTTTTCCTAAATAAACATGTCTTTGTTCTCGCCAGCCTTCTAATCGCATGGCTTCTTCTATAACATTTAAAGGAAAGAAATAGCCACTCTTACTTTCCAGTGCAGCCCTAACAAAATAAACATCACTATGCGGTAGATGTATTTTTGTTTCTTTTCCTTCATGCAATAGTTTATATGCTTCTGAAACAACAGAATATGGAAAAACAAAAGCTTCTCCTGTTTGTTCTACTTCTTTTCTTGTTCTAAATATTTTTTGTTGTTCCATTATAATGATCTATGTAGGTTGCTGTCAGCGTAACATCAGCATATAAAAATGTATAAAATAAGTAATCATTTTTACAGGCTGATGTTGTCTACATCAACTATGTAGATGTTATAGGGAAAAGAATGGGTTGTGTAGTAAAGACTTTCCAGTCTGTCTCATTTATACAACAAAATAAATACAGAAGCTTTTCTAAATAAGAATGGTTCTCATTTAGATTGTTTCACATGGAACATTTTGTTGTGTTGCCGATGTTATAGACACTAACAAAAATACAAAGTGGTTAACAAGTCAATTTTACCCTTCTGTGTACGATGCTATACACAGATAGCGCCCATACCCCCAGTGGCCCACGCGCCCCCCGGTCGTAGTATACATTAGAATGATACCAAAATTAATTACGACTGCTTATGCAAAAGATAACTATCATGCGATAAAGTATGATACCATGCGCCATAATCATTCTAGAAGCACTCACTATGCTGTAACGCAACATCGTACCGCTGAGCATAACTATGCTTTGGATCATAATCATTCTGCTACTGATAAGTTTATAGTTATATTATATAACTTTATATTCTATCGGATGATATAATGAGAATGATTCGCATCTAGAATGAGCGGTCGACAATTTCATCCTAAACTTTAGCATTACCCCTACCCCATTCGTTCCAATGCCTATAACGAAAAAATGCCTAGCACACTTTCGCATTGTTGCACATAGGGGAAACCCTAAGTTGACAACATAGTCAATCCATGCAGGCCAGCACTCATTCTAGGAAAAACAACGATTTTTTCATTCTAAAACGTAGCATGAAAATCGTCTAAAACGCTCTACAGCATTCGATCGTCGTCGGGTTAGTACCCTAGTACCAAAAAACGAAAAAAACGCTCTGAGGCCGTTTTACAGCGTTTTAGAGGCATAGGGTTTACCCTTAAAATAGTAACAAAAAATAGCATGATAGAGCCGTTGGCACGCTTTATGCTACTCGCGTGCGTGCGCGTTTTTCTTTATTAGTCGCTCGCGATCCGCACCAGCACTCATACAAAATCCCATAACGACATTATTGCCGTACTACCGGCAAACTCTACCGGCAAAGCTTGCCGCTTTAATTCTATTTTCTGGAAGCTTCCACGGTAGAATGCGGGTTACAGCGGGTTTTTGATGCTGGCATGGTATCTGCTATATAGAGCATGCCGGTAAGACAGTGTCAGACAGTGACACTGTAAAGCTTACGAAAAACGGCTACCGCTTTGATCATATAGGCTGATTACTTATATGCTAGTGCGAGAATCAAAGGATTAAAAAAGCCGCATTAATTAAATGCTAGCGTTTAATTCAGAGATAAAAACAATTGTTTTTATATTGTCGATGCAATAATGACTGGGCTAATTGACTGTCACGGGTTATTGCTTTATCCAATGCATGTCATTAATTAGCATGCATTGGCGGTGTTAATTAGGATGCCGTTAATATCTTAATAAAGGGTTTTTTAAATGCAAACGATTAAGTTTAATACCGGGCGCGGATATTCGCGGGATGGACAAACAATTATTGCCAGATTATTGGAAAATGGTGAAGTTGTTTTTGTAGACTTAGCACGCAACATAAACGGTCGCATTACTTTGGGTTGTTTGGATATTCAATTCATTAATGCGATATTCGATCATCATTATGTGTTGGGTTGTTATGATCGGTGCGATTATGTGGACGAATCCAATAGCGAATTGATCAATGAATTGAAAGCTTATTGAAAGCTTCAATGCATGCCAGTTGCAACAATTGGCATGCGTGGACGTTTTTTTTGCAACAATTGTTTAATCGGAGATTATATCATGGCACATTACATTCCAAACGCATTGTTTTCTGTCGACACTAACCCAAAAACATTAAAAGGACAGCAATACGGTTTTATGACTGCCGTATTGTATATGGCACCAGCTAGAATGTCGGGCATTAATTTATGTGCAATGGCAGAAGTTGCACAATGCGACATTGCATGCTTAAACACTGCCGGTAATCCGGCATTCGCTGACGCTAAAACAAAGGGACGTTACAATAAAGCGCGATACTTTATTGAGGATCAATTGGGGTTTATGCGTCATTTGGCTAAAGAGATTTTCAAAACCAATGCAAAGGTTATTGCAAAGGGTTTTAATTTCCTTTGCCGTCTTAATGGCACAACCGATATTCGGTGGGAATTAATTGGTGTTGATGTTGACGCTAAATTGTCAGCAACAATTGGCAAAGCCGTTGGTGTTTACAAAAACATCTTTACATTGTTTCCTGAAATTCAATTCTACGATTATACAAAAATCCCCAATCGTAAAGATATCCCAAGCAATTACGATTTGACATTCTCTTATAGCGGCGTCATTAAGTTTCAGCCTTATGTCAATAAGGCAATTGCTTCCGGTATGCGGATTGCCGTGGTGTTTCGCACTAAGGCATCAATTCCAACGTCATTCAATGGCATGCAATGCATTGACGGTGACGATTCAGATATCCGACACATTGACCCACAAGGTGTTGTTGTTGCATTGTATGCTAAAGGCAAGGCAAAAAAGGATATGACTGGTTTTGTGGTTGATGCCGCAAAAACAATTCAAATCGTTGCCGCCTAATTTCAAACTAGCCGTTAGCAATAACGGCTTTTCTTTTTTGTTCAATCGGAGAATATATCATGGCATTACGTTTAAAGCACACATTTAAAAACGATGACGAATCCCTTGTCGCTAAAATCTATAGGGACAGTGAGTGGGATGAATGGCGAGTTAAGTTTTATGTCGATGGTAAGCATAAAACATTGGGCGATTATCACACTAATTGCGTCGAAGACGCAAAAGATACAGCATTGTTCACTCTTAAAAACGGATACTAATATATCATGAAAATCTATATTCAAACCCAATACATGGAAAACTATGGCTATCGCTGGAAAATGAAATGGGGAAGTGAATATTTCATTCCATGCGGCCAGAGCATAACGCCAGCAAGGGCTTATGCAATGGTTGAATTAGCCAAGTCGAAAATCGAATATAAAAACGATGTATCGGCTGAGTATGTAATTGCTTTTGAAATTGTCGAAGATGATTTTGTCACTGATTACGAGCGAAACCAATTGGAATATGATGGAAAGATTGATTTTCCGACTCGCGTTATTAATGTATTGGAGGGATAAAGTGTCAGATACTGAAATTGTGCTTTCAGCACTCATCTTCATTGTGGTGTTTATCGGCAAGTGTTACGCAATATCTAAAATGGGAGAATAAAATCTAAAGTCTCAATGAATGGGAAAGCTTTAACACTTTCCCATTGGTGGATGCTTTAAGGAAATAAAATGATTGGAATCAATGTAAAGAATACCGACATTGCATACGCTGATGCAATAGTTGATGGAATCAAAACCCTAGAGTCTAGGGAAACCAATTCGTTGAAGCCCTATATTGGGAAGCGTGTTGCAATTGTTCGCACTGGAAAGGGCAAAGCAAAAGCAATAGGTGAAGCAACAATTGGCAATCCAATTGTGGTTGATGAATTAGAGTTTCGGAATAAGTATAAAGAACATTTAGTTGTTGCTGGTAGTGTGTTCGATATTAAAAATGGGCAAGTAAAATATCTTTATCCCATGCTTGATGCAATCAGGTATGCAAAAGAAAAAGATGTTGGACTTGGTATTGTTTCAAGAAAAGTTTATTGAGGGTTTTACAATGGCCGCATCAGATCGCATTATTTATGACCGCATTAAAGTATCGCCGCAAGTGCTATATTCAAGCAATGTAAACAAGGAAAGGGTTTTATATCGCGGAATTCTTTTCAACGCAATGTTGAGGGAATTCCACACATTGCTAGACTTTGATAAAGCAGTGACAATTCGTTTATGCAAAATCAAAGGCAGAAGCGTTAGTGGTAGATACCAAGCCGGTTATAAACTGGTGGAATTGGAATATGTTTCCAACATTAAAGAGATGATGGAATGGCTGGCGCATGAACTTGTGCATGCGGAGCAATACCATCAGAAAAAATTAGAGGGTGTTTGGATTAGCGGTAAAGGTTGGGCAAACAAATGGAAAGGACAAGTAATAACCAATAAAGGCACAACATATGCCGCCTATCGCAATTTGCCTTGGGAAGAGGAAGCATTTACAAGGCAAAAAGCATTGGCTGAAATTGTTTATGATCGTTTGACTAAACAAGGCTATAAACTGGAGGCATAAAATTAAAAAGAGAAAACATAAATTGACAAAGCCCGATGCCAGAGCGCATTGGGTTTTGTTTCATAAGGCTTCGCCATTCAAGCCTAAAAAGACTGGCAAAAAGGATGTCTTTAAATTTAAAGGGAAAGATGATGATGCAGATAGAAGTTAAAATCAAAAACGTGTATGGCAATGAACGCATTTATCCAGTGTGTACAAACGCTAAACTGTTTTGCAATTTGACCAAAACAGAGACAATAACTTTCCAGTCATTGGATGTTATCAAAGCATTGGGTTATAAGATTGTTGTAGTTCAGGAGCAATGGCAGTTATGAAAAAGATTGTACTTGAAGAAGTATTGACGGGCATTATGTTTTTTCTCACGTTGATAATGGCAATTGTCAACATATTTTTAATCATGCAGATATTGGATAAGTAAAATGCATTCAATCTTTATGAGAGTGTTAGTTAAAGCCCAAGCTTATGTTGAAGAACATGGCGATATTAATTGGTTCAATGAGCATTATACATTGAGCCGTGAATACAACGGCATTATTGATAGCATTGAAAACGCATTGCGTCAACAAGACCTATGGTATTCATTTAATGAAAAGGAATATGGACAATGAAATACATTTCAGCATTGGAATATTCTGTTAAAGAATTGACAGAGAAAAATGACGGTATCAGGGAAAGGATGGACGAATTCAAAGCCCATCTTTATTCCGATAAGTTTAAAAACGATGACAACAGCGACCGCAAAGATTGGATTGCTGTTGCTGATGTATTGCGTTGGATTGATTACATCAAATGGGGTAATTAAAATGAGCGATAAAATTAAACGCTACGCATATTTGACGGGGATTCTTAACAAGAAAAACCCAACTGAGGAGGAAGCATTCGACGCTGTAATGTTTGCTCGCTTGTTATTGGTAGAAGCTTTCTACAATGGGAATAAAAGCGCCAAAGAGTTTGAGAAACACTTTGGAATTAAATTGTTTGTGACTACAGAGGATGATGATAATGCAGTATCAAAAAGCATTTGATATTTGGGCAATGCCAAGTTCTTTTTATAAATTTATCCAGCCCGGACAATGGGTCTATGCTGGTGATAAGAGCAATATCGGTAGGTTTTATGGTGTAAAGAATACCGGCGTTGTAGTGGTTGCTTGGTTAAACAATGCTCGCAAGCATAAAAAACCAAGCGAATATTTTAAAACTATCCATACTTTTGCAGGAGCAAAGCATGTCCCTCGCTACCATATTCTTTGAGGAAAACTTCGACAAAGACATTCATATTGAATTGGAATGTATTGTCGCTGGTCTTAAAGTTGTTGAAGGCTTTGGAAAGGTTTCATACATCTTTCCTGATGGCTCTGCCATCACTATGTCAAACGTAACATTTGTGGAGGATTTAAATGCTGAATGATGACTTCATCAAGGCTTTGGAAGAAGCCAAAAAGAAATATGAAAGTTGTGAACATGTTTGGAAATTTGACGTTAACTTAGGTCGATGTTATAATCAATATAAATGCACCAAGTGTGGTGCGATAGATCGCGTTGATAGTGGTGATTGAAAAGTTGTTCTTTGTTTTTCTTTAATATTTTTTTATTCGGAGTTTTTATGTTTACTACCCCTACCCTTCCAGCTTCCCTTGACTTTACCCCTGTTCGCGAGCCTGTTACTCGCAATGGTAATGTTGTGCCTAATATGTTCTGGGTTATTAATCCACTCAATGATGCAATCATTGGTGATGGTAAGTCCCGGCATGCTGTTACCAATTACACCACAATGTGGGAAAGTCTTTGGGATGGTTTGAAACAATCAACCCTCGATCTTTCTAATGCAGTTGTCAAAGCTGATGCAATTGGCAATGGTGCGGCAATGCGAGCAGAGATTGTATTACCCAATCACAACTTTGAAAAACGTTTGGGTGAAGCCGCTCAAATGAAAATTGTTATTTCTGATTCGCATGATCAAACTGTTCGACGCCAAGTAAAAGCAATGATTATGCGTTTGGCTTGTCTCAATGGCATGATTAGTGCTAGGGAAAACATTGGCTTTGCTCAAAAGCATACGACAATGAATGATCCTGAATTGATTGGCACAATTGCCAGTGGTTGGTTGCCTAAATTGGAATCTGACGCAGACCTAATGCGTGAGATGGTTTCGATTCCAATTGGAAAGGATTTGGCTGTAGAGTTCTATCGTGAACATGTTGCCAAATACAAAACCAATACTGGTCTTGTAAAGATCAATGAGAAAATGCTTGAACGCATTGTGGCTATTCACAATAGCTACGAAATGGGCAACAATGCATATCGTGTTTATAACACGCTAACGCATATGTCAACTCACGTTGATAAGGCTCGCGGTGAAAGTGATGACGGTCGCAAACGTCTTCGCATTGAGCAAGACATTGAAGCTGTTATTCGCGGTCCATTCTCAGCACTCATCCACGCTTAATTAAACCAGAAAGCCGTGACATTGTTGCGGCTTTCCTTTTTAAAGGAAAAGACAATGGCTCCATACATTTTACATTGGAAATTTGAAAGCGGAAATGCTTATTGGAAAACATTTGAATCCAAATGGGAAATGGATTTTTTTATTGATAGCTGTGGCTTGTATAGCCATCCCTATATTGTTAGCGTAGAGGCTAAAGAAAATGAAAGGTGATAATCCACAAGACTTGGCACAAAGGCGCAAGCAATTAAAGCGTATAGATAAGTGGCTTTCTGAGTATTTACAAAAACCAAATACTCATCCATTCCATATCGTAGGGAGCAATAATGGATCCGATAAAAGACAACGAAGGGAAAGTGTGGAAACCCTATTTAATGGGATATGAAACAGAAAATACAAAGTTTGTTAGTATTTTTTATGCAATATCCAAAGAGCATGCCGCGCTTGTTATAGAAGACATTAAAGACAACGCGGTATTGGTTGGGGAGATAAAAAGAAGGGAAGACTTTTTATGAAGACTAAGAAATTGTCGGTAGTTATCAAAAACTATTTACAATCTGATACTTTTAAAAGTCTTTCTGCAAAGTCTCAAAAAGACTACCAATACTTTTTATCTAAATGGTATTCACCGGAGTTGTTAGCTAAAGACGTATCAACGCTAACAACTCCAATGTGGCAATCTTTATATGACAAGACTTATGCAGAAACCCCATCAACAGCCAATCATTCGTTGGCAGTGTGGCGAGCACTTTTCAAACATGCAGTGGGCGAAGGGTGGATAAAATACAACCCCGTCAGGGAAGTCGATAGCAGGCTCCCTAAACGTCGATCAGTGTGCTGGACTAGGGAAGATATTAGCCGGTTCCTGAACGTCGCCTACAGCCGGTTTGAGGGCCGTTCTATCGGGCTTATAGTGCAGATGGCTCACGAGTGGGGGCAGAGAGTGGGTGATTTGAGGGTTTTGCAGTGGGATAATTATTGTCTACAAACAGGCAATGTAACTATAGGGAAAACAAAAAGAAAAGAAGAAACAATTATTCCATCAAGCAAAGAATTAAAGGAGATGCTTAGTAAACAATATGAAGACTACGGATGGCAGAAATATGTTGTTCCTTCATCAAAGCCAGATGGCAAAGGAGGGTTATTGCCTTACACTGAAACTGGTGTATCTAAAATAGCAAATAAAATAAAGGAGGCGGCTGGTGTTGCTTTTGAACTACAACTTTCAGATTTAAAGCGTACAGCCTTGACAGAGATGCTAGAGTACGGGGTTCCCTTACACAATATCATGTCAATAACAGGACATTCTAGTCCTTACGCATTAAATCCTTATATTAAACATTCATTAGCATTGTCATCAGAAGCAATGCGAATGAGAAAATTAATTGAATAATTTTTATGTTTATACAAACGCATCAACCTTGTAGTCATTGCGGCTCTAGCGATGGTAAAGCCATTAATACTGATGGAAGTAGTAAATGTTTTGTTTGCAACGTATTTACTATTGGAAATTCAGAAACTGTTCAACAACCTAATAGGAAAAAACCTATGTCAGCATTACGTTATGAGAAAGGTATTTCAGTTTCAATTGCTGATCGCAGAATAACTAAAGCATCAGCAGAACGCTATGGTGTTGTAAGAGAAAACAACGCATACATTTTTCCTTATTACAATAACAGCAATGCCATTGTCGCTGTAAAGTATCGGGAAATTGCAGAAAAGAAATTCACTATTGATGGTGAATGGGCAGATGGTTTATTGTTTGGTCAACAATTGTTTCCCGCTGGTGGAAAATACATCACCATTGTAGAAGGTGAGATGGATGCATTGGCATGCTTTCAAATGACAGGAAGCAAATATCCTTGTGTGTCAATTCGCAATGGTGCGGCATCAGCACTAAAAGACTGCAAGAAACAATACGAATATCTTAACAGCTTTGAAACCATTGTTGTTTGTTTTGATGGTGATGATGTTGGCGTTAAAGCGTCAAGAGAAATTGCTGAATTATTTGGGAGTAAAGCAAAAGTATTTAAACATTTACCGGAGTACAAAGATGCATGCGATTGGCTCAAGGATAGCAAAGAAGCTTTGTTCGTTCAGCGTTGGTGGAGTAGTGAGCAATATGTTCCTGATGGTATCGTGTGTGGCAGTAGCTTATGGGATGCTATTGCTAAGCCGGTGGCTCCAGCAGATTGCCTATATCCTTGGACTGGCTTAAATGCATTGACATATGGTATTCGCAAAGGTGAATTGGTTTGTGTTACTGCTGGCTCTGGATTGGGTAAGAGTCAAACATTGAAAGAAATTGTTTGGCATTTACTTCAGCATACAGAAGATAAGATTGGCTTGATGTTTCTTGAAGAGAGTGTAAAGAAAACATCTTTGTCTTTAATGTCACTGGCGGCTAACATGCCATTGCATTTACCAGATGTTGTTGTCAATGATGAAGAAAAGCGTAATGCTTTTGATGTTACATTAGGAACGGATAGGATTTATTTGTTTGATCACTTTGGAAGTACATCAATTGATAACATCATTAGCCGTGTTCGTTACATGGCAAAAGCCCTTGATTGTAAATATGTATTTGTCGATCATATCTCAATCATCATCTCTGCTCAAGAGAATGGAGATGAGCGTAAAGCAATTGATGAAATCATGACAAAGCTTCGCATGTTGGTACAGGAAACTAACATTGCTTTGATTATTGTTTCCCATTTAAAGCGTCCAGCAGACAAGGGGCATGAAGAAGGTGCAGTTACGTCATTGGCTCAATTGCGTGGTAGCGGTTCCATTGCTCAGCTATCTGATATGGTTATTGGTTTGGAACGGAATGGTCAAGCACCTGATGAACAAACACGCAATCTCACGCATGTCAGAGTATTGAAGAACAGATATAGCGGAACCACTGGACCCGCATGCCAATTGCTTTACAATAAACATACAGGGAGAATGCTGGAATATATTGAGGAAGAACCCGCTCTTTGATTTGCCTTTAAACTTTTCTATAGAGATCAGTAGATGATATTCTTAGATATTGAAACAAACCTTGCTCACGATAAGATTTGGCTTTGTGTTACTTATAACACACGCACTGACAAGATAATGCGTTGGCTTTCCCCTACTGGATTACAGGAATACTTAAATGATGTTACGGTATGTGGGCATAACATTATTGGCTTTGATGCCCCTGTTCTTAACAGAGTTTGGAATGTGGTTATTCCGGATGAACTATTGGTGGACACCCTTGTTATGGCTAGGCTTTATAAGCCTGATATTGATCCTATCATGGTGGATGGTAAGCAGGAAAAACATTCGTTAGCAGGATGGGGTGCTAGACTTGGGCATGCTAAAGGAAACTTCACTGATTTCGATAACGGCTTTAGCGAAGAGATGTACACTTATTGTGTACAGGACGTAAACGTCACTTACGAACTATTCAATCATCTCCAAGTTGAGATGAAGAAGTTTTCCCAACAAAGTATTAATTGGGAACATGACGTTGCCGTCATCTGCAATAGGATGCAAAACAATGGGTTTGCTTTTGATGAGCAGAAAGCCATGACATTGCAAGCACAATTGTCTGGTCGCATGGCTGACATTGAAAACAAAATGCAAGAGGTATTTCCTCCTATTGTTGAGCAACGTATTTCAGAAAAGACTGGCAAGCCCTTGAAGGACAAAACCACTGTCTTTAATCCCGGTAGTCGCCAACAGATTGCGGATCGCTTACAGGGGCTGGGAGTAGTGTTTTCAAAGCATACTGAGAAGGGTTCCATCATTGTCGATGAAGCAGTGTTAGAGACAATTGATTTGCCAGAAGCAAAGCTAGTGTCTGAATATCTTATGCTTCAGAAACGTGTTGCTCAAATCAATAGCTGGCTTGAATTGGTTGGTAAAGACGGTCGCATTCATGGACGCATTATTACCAATGGTGCTGTTACAGGACGCTGTAGTCACCATAGTCCCAATCTAGCGCAGGTCCCTGCTGTTGGTAGTCCTTATGGAGCAGAATGTCGTGAGATGTTTATTGTCCCCAAAAGAAAAAGTCTTGTTGGTGTTGACTTGTCTGGTATTGAGCTTCGATGTCTTTCTCATTATATGCAGGATCGTGATTGGCAGTTAGAGCTTTTAACTGGTGACATTCACTGGCGTAATGCTCAAAGCTTTGGGCTTATTCCTAAAGGCACTGTCAAGGATGAGCATAACAGCGAGCATAAGAAAGCTAGGAACATCACCAAGACTTTGACATATGCCATGCTATATGGCGCTGGCCCTGCAAAGATTGCATCTACTATTGGTGTAACCACTGGCAAGGCTAAGACATTAATCGACAACTTCCTTACCAATACACCAGCATTGGTCAAGCTTAAGTCTAAGATTGCATCCACTATAGAAAAGAACGGTACATTGCCGGGGCTTGACGGTAGGCAATTGTGGATAAGAAGCCAGCATGCGGCGTTGAATACTTTGCTTCAATCAGCAGGAGCTATTATTGCCAAGCAATGGCTCATAAAAGCAACACTGTTGTTGAAGGTTAAAGGTATTGATGCTAAGCTTGTGGCTTTCGTACATGATGAAACGCAATGGGAAGTTGCTGAAGCTGATGCTGACGAGGCTATGCAAGCAATTATCCATGCGGCAAGTCTAGCGGGGAATGCTTTACAATTTCGTTGTCCAGTTGAAGCGGAAGGGAAGATTGGAAACAACTGGCGTGAATGTCACTGACGTAACTAGTGAATTTTCTTTTAAAAACTTTTGGAGTTTATTATGTCTAACGACAAACAGCGTGTGAAGATTGCTTGTGATATTTTTTGGGCACAATTGAGCAAGCCTAACGAAATGTCAGGAAAGTATCAAGTTAACCTTTGCAATCTTTCTGATGCCGCTATTGCCGCGTTGGAAGGAATGGGGGTTAGTGTTTCTAATCGCGAAGATAAGCCAGAGATGGGTAGCTACATCACTTGCAAGTCAGCGAATGCTATTCGCGCTTATGATGCTGATGGTATTGAAATCACTGGTAACATTGGTAACAATAGCAAAGGTCGTGCAGTTGTTTCTAGTTACGAGTGGAAGTATAAAAACAAGAAAGGAGTTAGTCCCTCTCTTGTTAAGCTTGTCGTAACTGAATTGGTTGAGTACGGTGTTGAAGCTGTTGAAGATGAAGAGGTTGTACTATGAATGATGAATTGTTTAAGTTTGAATTGACAGAAGCCCAAGTTGTATTGATTTTGGCTGGTTTGTCTAAACTTCCTCTTGAGCAATCCTTTGATTTGTTTTCCGCTATTCGCGGTGCGGCAATTCAAAAGCAACAAAGTAAAAATGCACTTAAACCAATGGGTGAGTTGTTTAATGAAGAGGAATCTAAAATAGGAATGACTGAATAATGATCGCTCTTCTGGACTCCGATATAATTGCATATCGAATTTCCTTTGCATGCAAAGATGATGATTTGGTAACAGCCCTTTCAACTTTGGATGTATACATTGCAGATATTCTTTTATTAGGGATTCCAGAAGTAACAGATTTTAAGTTGTTCTTAACAGGTAAAGGCAATTTCCGAAAAGAGATTGCCGTTACCGCTGAATACAAAGGCAATAGAAAAGATATTGAAAAACCCCATCACCTTGAAGCAATTAGATCTTTCTTAATTGAACATTGGGGAGCAATAGTTTCTATTGGACAAGAAGCAGATGATGACATAGCTATAGCTGCTACCACTATTGGTGAAGAAGGTTGTGTCATTGTTTCTTTAGATAAAGATTTAGATCAAATATCTGGTCATCATTACAACTTTGTAAAGAAGACTAAATATTATATAGATAAACCAACCGCTGTATTAAATTTCTATAAACAAATATTAACTGGTGATATAGCAGATAATATTATAGGTATTAAAGGTATTGGTCCAGCTAAAGCCGCAAAGCTATTAGCAGATTGTACTAATGAAAAAGAATTGTATCAGGCGTGTATTGATGCATATGAAGGTGACATAAATCGTGTACATGAAAATGCACAACTACTTTATCTACTAAGAAAGGAAAATGAAAAATGGACCAAACCCCTTTGAAGACAGAACCCAATGACGTATGTATTGTGTTACGTCCTACTAATTATAGTGATAATTGGGATGGGGAATTTGAGGTGATCATTGGAACAGTAGAAAATAAAATGTCTGAAGAAGACGCAGATGGTCTTCTAAATACAGCCATGCTTATGGCATCTGTTATTCCTTTAATGGATTCAGATGAGCGAGCCGCTAAGATTATTGAACGCTTCTTTCATAAGTTTTATGAAGAAAGCGAGAATGTCGAATTTGGTTATGATGAACCAACTAAACTAACCCAACGCACCAAAACTGTAGGGGGTAAACATTGAATATTGAAGAGACACTAAAAGATAGGGGATTTCTTTATGGTAATTACGAAACCCTTGCTACTACAGCACAACAATTAAAAGACGTTGTGCGAATGGGTGCGAATTATGATAGGTTGTCTATGCCAATGAAAGAAAGTGTTGATATGATTTGTCACAAGATTGCTCGCATTGTTAATGGAGGCCAGCCGCAAGAGATTGATCATTGGCATGACATAGCTGGTTATGCGAAGCTTGTTGAAGATATTCTTTTTTAAAGGAAACTAAATGATTACTATTACTACTGAATTGGAAATTGCTATTCCTAAGTCTGAAATTCCTGCTGGCTTGCTTGCAGATGAAGAAGTGTTACATGAAGCTATAGTGGAGGCTTTGTCACAAGCTTTTGCTGGTTTGGGCGCAACCGACGATGATGTAGTAATTACATATCTTGACATCGAAGGTATGCATGACGAAGAAGACTAGAAATAGTGGTCAATGGACTGAAGCAAGGTGGAGAAGTTTTATTGTCTCTGCCTTGCGAATGGCATCAAGACGCTGGCCTGTAAAGTTTGATGTATTGAAGAAGGCTAGTGTTGGAAGGAAAGTTAATCCAAAAACAGGAAAGCTTGCACTACATTATCAATGCGCTAAATGTACAAAAACATTTGTTGGATTGGACGTACAAGTAGACCATATCATTCCTGTTGTAGGTAAAGAGGGATTCGTTAGTTGGGACGAATATGTAGAGCGTATGTTCTGTGAAGCTAATAACTTCCAGATTTTGTGCAAGCCGTGTCATAAATTAAAAACTGATACGGAAAAACTTAGGAGAAAGAAAAATGGTTGATGGAAAAATTGAACTTGTAACTTTGATTGAACATGAAGACGGTAGCGCCACTTGTTCATTCACCTGTAATGATGAAGCTCGCGCTGGCCTTACCAAAGTTGGTCTTATTTCTTTACTTAAAAGTGCTTGTCCTAACAAAGGACTAACTGACGAAGAAATTGATGAAATTGTTGTCAATGTTCTTCAGCAGACGTATGAGCGTTGTATTGAACTCCCTGTTGTAGATGGTTATAAACATCCAGAAGATGTAGAAATTGATGACGCTGTTGCGTCAGCATGCTACACTTTGCTTTACTACTTCATGCCTCACTCAGAAGCTGAACAATACTTTACTCAGTTGTTCGCAGAAGATGAAGAAGAGCTTCCAGAAGAGAATCAACTACAGGAAAACAATGTCTAAAGTTAAATTGATTTGGTCAACCCCGGATGCTGAAAATCTTATTGCTTATATGGCAAGGGTTTCTAATCCGGGAAACCAAGACAATAAAGACACTGCTCCTAAACTCCTAAAGTATTTAATTGATAACAAACATTGGTCACCTTTCGAGATGGTCAATGTTTGTATGGAGATTGAAACTACCCGTGACATTGCTCGCCAGATGTTGCGGCATAGGAGTTTTAGCTTCCAAGAGTTTAGTCAACGCTATGCAATTGCAAGCGAGTCAGAGTTTTCTCAACCTCGCTTGCAAGATTGGAAGAATAGACAAAACTCTATTGAAGTGGAAGACAGGGAACTCCATCGTTATTGGTGGAGCCTACAACAGACGGTGCTGTCCACTTCGCTAGACGCTTATCATCAGGCACTAGATAATGGCATTGCAAAAGAAGTTGCTAGGAAGGTGTTGCCAGAGGGTATAATGTTGTCTAGGCTTTATATGAATGGTACACTTCGTAGTTGGCTTCATTACCTAGATGTCAGATGCGACAAAGCAACGCAGAAAGAACATAGGGATGTAGCTGATAAATGCAAGGTTGTTATTGAAAGTCTCTTCCCTTCTTTGTTTAAGGAATAAAATAGTGGACACTACTAACTGGAAATTCTGTTCAGAAGATTCTGAAGGTAATATTTTTAATGCGTCTATCAATTTACCATTTGATGCTGGATGGTCTGATGTTCTTGAACGATTTGTTCTTTTCTTGTCAACAGTTTATGGTTACGATATTTCTGGAAAGATGCAACAGGAGCCGATCACTCCCTTTACACAAAAATAATAAACGCATATACCAACCAACCTCAAAGGGGAAAGACTTTTCTTTCCTCTTTTTTTATCTCTGGAGAATACATGAATATTGATTACACACGCGATGCTTTGTTTGATAAGTTGGGTATGCAGAGGCTTAAAGAAAGCTACATGCGAGATGACGAGACAAGTCCCCAAGAAAGGTTTGCGTTTGTTTCTAAAATGTTTTCTTCATCCAGCGAACATGCACAGAGGCTTTATGACTATAGCAGCAAACACTGGCTCTCTTATTCTACTCCTATCCTTAGTTTTGGTAGGTCTAAGCGCGGTCTTCCCATTTCATGTTTTCTCAATTATATCGACGATAGTGCCGAAGGATTGGTGGACAACCTATCTGAAACCAATTGGCTTAGTATGTTTGGCGGTGGCGTTGGTGTCCATGTTGGTATTCGTAATAGTGACGATAAATCCACTGGAGTGATGCCGCATTTAAAAATCTATGACGCTTCTTCATTGGCATATCGTCAAGGAAGAACCCGTCGCGGATCTTATGCCGCTTATCTGGATATCAGTCACCCTGACATCATTTCTTTTTTGGAAATGAGAAAACCCACTGGTGATCAAAACATTCGTACACCAAATCTTCATCATGGAATTAATCTTTCTGATGACTTCATGAAGCTTATTGAAGCATGCATGAAAGATGAAAACACTAATGATGATTGGGAACTAAAGAATCCAGCCACTGGAAAGGTAGTGGAAGTTGTCTCTGCTAAATATCTATGGCAGAAAATCCTTGAACTTCGTATGCAAACTGGAGAACCCTATCTCATCTTCATTGATACGGCAAATAAGAAATTGCCTTATTGGTTGCAAATGGAAAACCTTGCCATCAATGGTAGCAATCTCTGCACTGAAATCTTTTTACCTACAAATGAAGAGCGTACAGCAGTGTGCTGCCTTTCTTCGCTCAATCTGGAATACTACGAAGATTGGAAAGATAATGATCTGTTCATTCTAGATGTAATGGAAATGCTGGACAATGTGTTGCAATATTTTATTGACAATGCACCTGACACTATTAGTAGGGCTAGGTATTCGGCAATGCGTGAGCGAGACATTGGCATTGGTGCTTTAGGTTTTCATGCTTACCTACAAAAGAAAGGGCTTTCATTTGACAGTGTGTTAGCTAAAATTATAAACAAAGAAATCTTTAAGCACATTCAAGAGAAGTGTCTTAAAGGGGATAGGGTATTGGCATGGGCTAGGGGAAGCTGTCCAGACGCTGAATACCATGATGTAACCCGTCGCTTTAGTCATCATATGGCTATTGCTCCAAACGCTTCTAGCAGTCTTATTATGGGCAATACAAGCCCATCTGTAGAACCCTATCGCGCTAACATGTACAAGCAAGACACGCTTAGTGGATCTTTTGTAACTAAGAATAAGTTTCTTGAAGCTGCGCTAGAAAAGATTGGCATGAATGATGATGAGACATGGGCATCCATTGCCGCTAATGATGGGTCTGTTCAGCATTTGGGAGTGCCAGAGCGTATTAAAGAAGTGTTTAAGACGGCTATGGAAATTGATCAACGCTGGATTGTTGAGCTTGCTTGTGATCGTCAGTTCTATATTGATCAAGGACAAAGCATTAACTTGTTCTTCCCTGCTAATGTATCTACAAAGTATTTACATGCTGTCCACTTCATGGCATGGAAGGGAGGCTTAAAGAGTTTATATTATCTACGGAGTGAGAAGGTGCGTAAAGCAGACAAAGTAGGGGCGCAAATCAAACGGCAAAAGCTTGAGGATGATGTATCATTGAAGGCTATTGTTGATGGAGAAACATGTTTGGCTTGTGAGGGGTAAAGATGAAACACTGCTGGTCCAAGAAACTATATTATGTATGTTGCCGGTGGATTGATTACCCCAAAGGCGGCGGCAGAAACTTTATTGCAACTAAACATTTAGGCCGTGCCCGTTATTATGCTAAGCGTTTAAAGCTTAAGGAACGGCAGATTGATGTATGGGAAAAAGGCAAGAAAAAATATGTTCTTAAAGGGAGTTGGCTATGAATTCAATCATTAAAGAATTGGCTCTTGAAGCTGGATTTCCAACAGCGGGATTTGATAAAGACGGGGTTGCTATTCAAAACTCCAGAGAGATTGAAAAGTTTGCTCGTCTTATTGCTTATGAATGTGCGACGTTAGCTGAAACTGCTGAGCCATATAAAGCCGGTGATTTAATTAAACGATATTTTGGTCTTTCATAGGAGAAGACACATGACTGACCGCGAACTTATGCAACAGGCGCTGGATGCTTTGGAATACATCTATACCGAAACAACGGAGGCTGAAGACAAGTTGATTCATGCCGCTATCAATGCCCTACGCGATAGGCTGGCGCAACCAGAACAGGAGTTAATGATTGACTGCCCCCGGTGCGGTCATTGCTGCCCACAGCGCCAGTGGGTCGGGCTGACGGATAAAAACAGACAAGAATTGGCGGCAGAGCAACACAGTTGGGAAGGCTTGTGTTCGGCGGTTGAGGCTAGGTTAAAGGAGAAGAACACATGAGCATACACGCCATTAAAGTATGGTTTGACGGGGATAAATTGGTTACTCAGGAAATACCAGAAGAAAAGCTTTATAATCGGGCGCCTGTGGTATGGGCTGTTGATGGAAACGACGCTTTGCCCTATACTTCCCGTGTTGAAGAACAACGGGAATGGGTCGGGCTGACTGATGAGGAAATTCACAATCTTTATGATCAACATCATAACCAATACGGTCAATCTGAGTTCTTAAATTACGAACGCGCCATTGAAGCCAAATTGCGGGAGAAAAACGGTGGTTGACTGGATTGCAAAATGGTGGTGCGATTGGTTCCATAATGGTCAAATCAAACGTCATTACTACACTGACCGAATTAACTGGCAATGTGGTAAGTGCGGGAGATGGTCGGATGTTTAACGAATATGATGGATTCCCAAGTGATGAATTTTTTGCTGTACTGCTGGATAGCATGGCGAATAGTTCTTATGATATGGTTGCTTATTTACTTGGTGACGGGCAATAATTGCCTACAAAAGTTCAGATTATAATGTGGGTTGTCGAAATGATTACCTGCATCCACATTATTGCAAACACATGGAGGCATTGGTAATGCTTACTGACTATAGACTCACATTCAAACCTTTTTCATACCCGTGGGCGTATGACGCTTGGCTTCAACATGAACAAAGCCATTGGCTCCATACAGAAGTGCCTATGTCTGAGGATGTTAAAGACTACAAAGAAAAGCTAACAGAAAAAGAAAAGCAACTTCTCACAAAGATTTTGCGCTTCTTTGTTCAAGGAGACATTGACATTGGCTCTGGCTATCATGAGCATTACATTCCAATGTTCAACCATCCAGAAATCAAGATGATGCTTAGTGGTTTTGCCGCCAGAGAAGCGTTACATGTAGCGGCTTATGCCCATCTCATTGAGACATTGGGACTACCAGAATCTACATACAATGAGTTTCTTGAATACAAAGAAATGGTGGATAAGCATGACTACTTTGAAAGGCTTTCTTGTTCACCAATGGCTGAAAAGATTGCCATCATCTCCGCATTCGGAGAAGGTATGCAATTGTTTTCCAGCTTTGTTATGCTCTTAAACTTTGCAAGACATGGCAAGCTTAAGGGATTGGGGCAGATTATTTCTTGGTCTATTGTCGATGAGACTCAACATGCTGAAGGCATGATTAAGCTCTATCGTGAATACGTTAAGGAGAATATGCATGAGACAACACCAGAAGATATTAAAAAGATTGCAACTGAAATGGTTACGCTTGAAGATGGCTTTGTTGATTTGGCTTTTGGTATCAGCGGAGATATCGAGGGACTCAACAAGGAAGAAGTTAAATCATATATTAGATACATCGCAGACAGGCGACTAATTGCTATGGGTATGAGAGGAATCTTCAAGATTAAGAAGAATCCTTTGCCGTGGGTTGATGGTATGTTAGGAACTTCCCATACAAACTTCTTTGAACAGCGCGTTACAGACTATGCTAAAGGGGCTGTAACAGGTAGTTGGGATGATGTATGGGGACAAGCATGATAGAGCATATTATCAGCGATAGTATGCTCTTGGAAGCACGGGAAAAGAGTGTGGCAATGGGTAAGCTGAACAACTCAATTACTGGTGGAGGAGGGAACATTGTGGGCTTTATTGGAGAAGCCATTGCACAAGAAGTATTGGGTGGTGTATTAGAAAACACCTATGACTATGACTTGGTATTGCCTAACGGCACGTTGATTGATGTAAAAACAAAATCAACTAGTGTAGCGCCACTGCCTACATACGATTGCTCCATTGCTGCTTTTAACCCAAATCAAAAATGCCACTACTATGCATTTGTTCGCGTTAAAAAAGACTTGTCTGTTGGTTGGTACTTAGGTGTATACAACAAGCAACAATATTTTGAAGATGCTGTCTTTATGGAGAAGGGAACCATTGACCCGTCTAATGGGTATGTCGTAAAATCTAGTTGTTACAACCTTAAAATTTCTCAACTAAAGGAAACGATATGAAAGCAGAACGCTTGCCTCCATTGAGTATTCAGTTTGATCAAGGCTATCGAGCATTCTTTAACAACTGGATGGTGAACAATTATGACCCTGAAACAATTCAAGGAAAGGAATGGCAACGTGGATACGACAGGGGCTACTATGTCAACTTGTACCAGCTTAAACAGAAAGAGGCAAATCATGAGCAAAATGTGGATTGATCCACCGTCCGGTTGGAACTATGGGTTTCCTAAACTTATTGAAAAAGAAGAGCTAGACAAGGAAGGTTTTAACTTCAATGAATGGCTTATTAAGGAAGGGTATCCCAAAAGTCTAATTAAAGAGTTTGGTAAACACTTCTATATTAGACAATGGGATGAATGGGATGGTGAGTTAGGGGCTTAATTCCCGTTCGGTAATTATTTTAGTTATTTATACAAGATATAGCCAAAATATTCCCGATCGGTATTTTTTCTGCCCGTAGCTCAGTGGATAGAGCAACAGCCTTCTAAGCTGTGGGTCATAGGTTCGATTCCTATCGGGTGGGCCATTATTTATCTGGATTGTAGCTGGCAGATCCTTTTCTCCAACCTCTATTAGTTCTCTTTGGTTCTACTTTTAGATTGGATGGGTGGTTACCGCCACCATTGTTTAGAGATCTTTTATGTGCAACGTCTTTACCATCACCAACAGCAACCTTCCCTGCTTTAATAGCTTCTCTTCTAGCTGCATTATTCTTAACACGCTTCTCCACTTCTGATGGTTTAGCGTTGTAAGCCTTTTGATATTCCAGCTTTCTTGGTGTTGATTTAGGCATTACCGTTTTGCTCCTAATTATTTGGTACTTTATATCTCTTATCATATTGCGTTGCAAAAGGATCTTTACCGCTACGTCCACGCATTAAAGCATGTTCATATGCTTTATCCCAAATTTCATTAGTTGGTTTTTTACCAGACACCAAAAGGTCTATTTCTTTTTTTGTTAGTGTCGGAACCAATAAAGGAAAATGGATACCTTCTGCTTCTCCTGCTATTTCAGTTGAACGTGCTGGTCTACCTTTTTTGTCTACAGAAGATATTTCTCCAAAATAACCAAGCCCTTTATATCCCGGTGCTCCAGCTTCTCTCTTTATTTTTTGCATATTTTGCCATTCTAATCTATTAGATATTTCTTCATCTGATAATTCCCTAGAAGCTAAACCACCCTTATTAAACTTTTTGGTAGAAGAAGGTTTAGTCATTCTATTAATATCTTGGTAGATTAACATTGCACCTTGATAGTCTTTTGTTTCTGATAAGTCTTTTCCGGTAAAGTCTTTATACATCTCTGCTGTTCTTCTTTGATCAGGAGCAGATAGTTTACCATATTGAATAGCAAAGATTCTAGACTGTTTCCCTTCTTCTTTTTGTTTATCTACATCAAAACCAATGGCAGCTTTCTTAGCGGCTGCTTGTTCTCTTGATAGATAGTCTTCAAGCATGCTGCGCTTAACGTCATCATCGCCTTGCTGGAATAGCCTGTCGTTTTTCAATGCTGGATACATCTTATCCAACAACTGAGGAGCCAATATCTTTTTAGCTTGAGCATCAATAACAGGATCGCCAGTGGATGAGAACACTTTATTACTTGGTATATTGAGTCTATTAAGCTCTCTCTCCAATTCATTAGGAGTTTTCTGAACGCGAATAGCAGTGAACATTTTCAACAAACCACTGTCATCATATTCAGATTCTTTCTTAGTGGCTTCTGTTTTTTCTGGAAGCCCTTGCTTCAATATTGGGGTTTTGCTTTGTAGCGTCTTACCCATTGAAGACCAAAACCCTTCATCTCCTGCTGGTACTTGCTTAAAGTCTCTTGGTAGGTTTTCACCTCTATCAAAAGCACCAACCAGTGTACTAAATTGTTGCAGAGGAACCAAACCCCTGCCTAAATATTCACCAACAAATCTTCCAATAGCGGCAGTTGTTCTTTCTTCTGCATTGGCATCTCCCCTTGCTGTTCCAGCATCAGTGAAATACTCAACAAGTTTATCCATACCAAAAGCTGTAGCACCTTGTGGTATTTTAAATCCTGCCACAGTGTCTTTAAATCCTTGCCAATCAAATTGGTCTATCTTTTGTTCTTTAGCTTTAACATACAGATCAGCAATGGCTAAGTAACCAGCCCACGGGAATAACACTCTAGCATCTACAGGGGGACCATCTCCTCCACCAACTTCATAAAACTTCTTATCTTGATTTTCTTCTCTGATTTTAATAGCAGTGTAGAGCATAGCAGTACCTACAGTACCACTAGCTACCTTGTCATAACCAGACATAAGAAGTTTTCTTCCTTCTGCTTCATTGTTTTTAAGAAGATTAATACCCCTAGTAATATCCACCGCACCAGTGCCTAGACTTGTTGGCATATATTTCATTTGCCATTCAAGAGCATTAGCCATAAATTTAGGGAATGGAGCAAACACAGAACCAATTGGGCCAGCCATTTCAATGGCTTTTACAGCACCCTTCAAAAGAGTATTCTCTGGCATACCGCTCATTGTTGCTCTTAACGCTTCATTAGTAGCATTCTTAAGAACAGAAGTTGGTATGATTTTATCATCAGCAATAAGCTGATACATGTCCAAACCAACTCTACTAAGTTGCTTGTCTACAGTAGCAGCAAACATAGCTTTCCTAAAGAAAGCATCCTGTGCTGAATTCAATGTGTTTAAAAATCTAATAGGCTTTATGATTTCATCTGGAGCATTTTCACCAACAGTTCTAGTGATTAGGCTATTAAGACTTTTACTATTCTTTAACAATTCATCTGTAATTTCAGCAGAAAGACCAGCATTCTTTAGATAGAAAATACCTCTAGTTGCGTCTTTCCAAACACCCTCAAGCCCACTCTTAAATGTTCCTGTCACTGGCTTTCCAGTAACAACTTCTTCCAGTGTTTGACCTGTTCTATACAACGCTGATTCAATTAGCTCTGATGCAGCTTTGAATGTGTATACATTAGCTGTAGAGAAAGCGTTGGCAATAGTAGTAGAAAGCTGAGAAGTCATAATGGCTTTTAAGTTTCTATCTAGCTTCTTAACACCGTCCCATAACAAAGAGAATGGTCCTTCAATAGAACTCTTTCCATACAACGCATCAATTTCTTTAGCCGCTGCTGGATCAATTGCTTTTAGTTTGTTTTCCATACGAGCAACAACAGACAATTGTTGCAATGTCTTACCTGCATCACTTGCTGTAGTACCCATCATCCTTGCAAAGTCAACAGCAGACACACCAGCATCTTTCAGCGATTGCTCAAAGGCTTGATCATCAATGATGTCTACATCTCTAATTGTTCTTCTAATAGCATCGCCAATTCGTTCATCTTTTAATGGCTTAAACTCTGGAGCTTGTTGCCAAATGTTGACAGCAATGTCAATTGCTTTCTTATTGACATTTTGCCTTACCTGCATTTTAGCTACATCAGTGGGGCTGCCTTGTACATCAAGCTTTGCCCTACCTTCAAATAAGTCAAAGTCTTTATCTGCTTGTAATTGTTTTTTTATTTCTTTGCCAGACATAAACTCAATACCAGCAGTAGTGGACGAAGGTTTAGCCGTACCAGATGGGCCTGTAGGAGGCGTTAAAGGAGTGCGAGGGGGTAGCATACTCTTAAGGGTCTTTGGCGTTGTTACAGAGGCTGCTAGAGCCGGTACACCGCCCAACACAACGTCAGCAGCAGCACCAACACCAGCAGCGGCTGCTACTTGACCAGCACTCACGTTTCTCTTTTTAGCATTCACTAACTCTGCCACTGCTTGTTCATAAGCATCGACAAATTTCTTTTCGTTCTTAAGCTGATCTTCTCTACTAAGTTGATCCCATTGGTTCTTTAAATCTTCCACTTTCTTTTCAGCAGTGCCAATACCAATTTGTAGTTCTTGCTTTTGTAGAGAAACATTATCAGAACCACTAGATACACCAGAAATAGTTGGTGATAAAGCCACTTTCCCTAAATTTTGTCTAAGAGCTACTTTAAGACCAACATCAACAGCCGCTTTCTTTACAGCCGCTGTCGCCCAATAACCAGCGCCCATTGTTGCTAAATTAGTAGGGCTTTCCCACGGGGCCATTGACCCATACAGATAATCTACAACAGGAGCAAATCCGGGTTGTCCTTTCTTACTTAGAAAACTTGCTACATTATCTGTAATTTGACGAGCTTCTGCTGTTCTTACAGCTTGCTCTGGTGTAGCGCTGTTTAAAAAAGAAAGCTCACTTACAATTTTTCTTTCGCTGGCTCCACCAGAAAGACGCATATAAGACATAAAGTCTTTAGCAATGTCTTCTTTAGACTTTCCTTCAACTGCTTTATTTCCACCCCTGTCTTTTAAAAACTGTGAAATGGTATTAAAGTATTTGTCATCTTTATATAAACTATCAAAAGAAATTTCATTAGGATTGACGTTCTCTTCCCTTTTCTTTTGTTGTTGAGCAGCTTTAGCAGCCATAGGATTGAACGTGCCAAAGCCCTTGTCCTTCTCAGGAACAAGAGGAGGGGGTTTTGGTTTTTCTTCTTCAGCTAAATAAGCTTTAGGGTCAAAAGCTTTTTCAAGTTTTTCCTCTTCAGCCAAATAAGCTTTAGGATCAAACGCCAGCGTTGTTGCCATATTTACTTCTTAGTTTGTTTCTAATAGCTGCTACGTCGGGGTCTTTGCTATTTGCATTATCTAAAACAAATTTCTTAGCCAACTCATCTTGTTGCGTCATTTTCGTTCCACTTGCAGGGGGAACAGCAGGGGAGGCAGGAGCAGCGGGGGCAGCGGCTGGTTGTGCAGTGGGTGTAACTTTTTCCCCCATCCTTCCTAGCTCATTTATTAAGCCATTAATATCCTTATTTAGACGTTCTTTAATATCTGGATTGTTAGTTTCTGCTAATTGTCTTTGACTCTTTTCTAATTCATCTTTAATAATTTTAACTCGATCAACATCTCTAGCTTTTTGTTCTGCTGGAGAAACTCTTAGATTTGAAGAAGGTGCTGGTTTTACTGCTAATGGCGATCCAGTAGGAGAAGTACCAACAGGAGTTCCTGCTACTCTTTCACCTAAGTAAGCTGGAATACTAGGAACACCATTTTCATCAACATAAATACCAACAGCTCGCATACCTAAAGCATGCCCCTCACTTAAAGCTTTTCCTTTATTCTCACCACTTCTTGATGTATATTGAGAAATTACGTTCTCCATTGCATGAATAATACCCTTTGCTGATGTTTTTGCATCTCCAGATGGGATAATACTACCACTAGCAGGATCTACTGTATAATTTTCTTTTCCTAGATAGTTGGCAAGACTTTTATCATAAGCACCTTTAGCTACAGTTATAAGCGTACCAGCTTTAACAGATCCTGTTTCTTCTGTTGCTGGTCCTTTATGTAGTTCTTGTCGTAGTCTTAGCTCTCTTTCTAAAACATCTATCTGAGTAAGCTCCGCATCAGTTTTCTTTCCCTCTTTTTGTTTAAGTTTTACAATTGCATTGATAAGGGCATTATTACCTTCTTCATAAGTTGTTGTTTTACCGACAACAGAATTCACAGAAGCTTCAAAAGCAATGTCGTATTTCTTAACAGCATCAGAATACCGTTGTGTAGTTTCGTCAGAAGGATTTTCTACCATTCTTGCTTTTGCATAAGCTTTACGAGCAGAAGCATTATCTAACAAATTCTTAGAATCGCCAGAATTTTTAATGTCCATTAAATTAAAAAGTCTATTTTTTGAAGCGTCAATCTTTGCAAGATCACCGCTTTGCATAGCTTTATTAAGAGTAACTTGTTCTTTATTGATATCTTTATCAATGTCTTGTGGACTAAGAACACCAAAATCCACTTCAATACCGCCTTCAGCAAGTTGAGCTTTCTTATACTTACGAGAAGCCATAAGTTCTTCTTTGGTAATACCATATACAGTGGCTAGTTCACCAATGCTTTTTTCCATTGCTCTTTGTCCCCTGCTGCCAATATTAGCAGGAGCAGGAATAGCTTCACCACCGGCTTGACCAGCAGAAAACGCTTGCATATATTCTTGTTTAACTCTTTCTTCAGCAGTCCTAGTGTCTTTGTCTGTTTCAGCAATAGCACCAGCAGATTTCTTAATTAGAGACTTCCAGTCAATAGAAGAAGGATCAAAATTAACTGATCCTTTTTGTTTATTGATTAGATCAACAACACCATTATTAGCAGCCAAATCTCTCAGTTCTTTTTCAGTGAATGACGGATTAAAAGAACGAAGACTTTTAATAATATCCACTCTCTTTTCAATCTCTGTTTCATTATCTTCTTTAGCTTTCTGGTGCATTTCCAATAGGTTTTTACCGGCTAACAATCCAAATTGTTTTCCGTTCTTTTCCTCTTCTTCAACTTGCTTAGAGTAACCCGCAGCAACTCCACCCATAAAGGACGATAGCCTAAAACCCATTTTATTCTCCTTTACTCATAAGACCTGTAGACTTAGGAGTTGCTGTTTTTTCTTCTTCAAAGCTAGAAAATGCTCTTTTAATCGCTTCATCAATAACATCAGAAGACACTGGTGTTTGTTTCTTAACTTTATCTTCCATAAACATATGAAATTCTATATCATTAATAATAGCAAGTGTTTTTAATAATTCAATAATAATAGGAGTAACAAGAATACCAGAATCAATAGTGTGTGTACCTTTACCAACACCACTAAGCATTAACATTTCGGCAATTGAGGCTAGTGGTACACCCTTTTTAATGGTGTCTACCATAGCATCAGCAACTTCTTTGTCAGAAAAAGCGTCAATATAAACTTTAGCTATATCTGCTGTTTGTACATATTTAGGAGGACGCTGCCATGCGTAAGTCTTTGGAGCCACTGTCCAAGAAATACCCGGAACAGTTCCTCTAAAGTCAGTAGCAAAGCCTTTTGATTTTTCTTCAATATCATCTTCCATTTTTCATCTCCGCTCTAGCTTCTCTAATACCTTCCACAATTTCAGCAATTAATTTTAAATCTTTATTAGTAGTCTTTTCTTCTTTCTGAAGAGGAGAAAGAAAGGCATTAGATTTTGGTGTAGTTTTACTAGATTGTTTTTTATTGATGATGTCATCAATTTTAGTAAAATATGTTTTAATAATTTTCATGATGCTTTACTTCCTAGCCAAGTTGAAAACTTATCAATGTTGGTAGTAATAGCAGTTGCGTCTTTTAACAAATCAATAGCCCCTTGCCCAATAGCAGCAGAAGCCTCTGCATCTGCTTTAATAGTGGCTGCTGCAATACCAGCATTGGCGGTTATTGTAGTTTTAATAAGTTCTGTTGTCCTATCTAATTCAGTTTCCCCGCTCTTCCATGCCAGTGTTAGCTTATCTCTATATGTCTGACTTTGTTGAGCATATTCAGCAGAGGTAAGGTCTGTAGCATTTTTAGCATTAACAGCATTAGCTGCATTAGTAGCCGCTGTATTAGCTGTAGAAACTTCAGCTAATATTTTGCTATTAGCAATTTCTACTTGCGTAGACATATTAGCATTAAATTCTTCTCTTGCGTTAGCTTGTTGAGCATTAAATTTATTAACATCAGCGGATACAGCTTGATTAGCAATAGACACTTTAGTTTGTTCAGCAGCATTAAACTGATTAGTAGCTGCTGTAATCTGAGCATTCACCTTATCTGCTTCTAGTTTATTAGTAGCGTTAGTAATTGCTGCTGCATTCTGAGCAGCAGTATCGCTAAGAATGGCTTGAGAAATCTCTTGCATTTTAAGAGCTTCCATCTGCTGCTTATTGTCCAAGTTTTTCATGTCCATTGCAAGAAACGCTTGGGCATTAAGAACAGCAGCTTGCTGCTTATTGTCTAAGTTTTTCATATCCATTGTTGCGGCAGCAGCAGCATTAGCAAGAACAACAGCTTGTTTATTAGACAAGTCAGCCAAATTCATTTGCTGGATAAAGCCAGCATTAGCAATAGCCCTTTCTTGCTCTTTTGTAAAATTTAAATTAGCAATTTCAGAAACTTTAGCAGCATTAGTAATATTTACTTGTTGTTTATTACTAAGTTCTTGTCCCGAAATAGCAGCATCAATCTGAGCATTAGCCAACGCTGTCGCTTGTTTATTAGACAAGTTTGCCATGTTTATTTGCAAACTATTTGCACTATTAAACAACCTAGTTTGTTGTTCGTTAGTAAGATTGATTTTTCTTTCTTCAAGTTTTGAAGAAGCATTAAACAAAGCTGTCTGTTGCTGATTATCTAACACCTTGCCTTTTAAAGCTGCATCAGCTTGAGCGTCTTGCATGAAAGCTGCTTGTTTATTAGTGACATCAAACTTTGCACCTTCAAAAGTTTGTGTGCTTTTAAGCATAGCTATTTGCTGTTCATTAGTAAGCTCTTGACCAGAAATAGCTGCTCTAACTTGTAAATTAGCAATGGCTGTTTGTTGACTATTAGAAAGATTTGCTAAATCAATTTGCATGGATTCAGCAGACTTTTGCAACGCAGCTTGTTGTTTATTAGTTAAATTAAGATTGTTAACTTCTGCATATTTAGCTGCGTTAGTAATAGCAATTTGTGAAGCAACGTCTAAGTTTTTATTTTGAAAGCTTGCTTTAAGTTGTGCGTTAGCAAGAACAACAGCTTGAGCATTAGAAAGATTGGCGCTTTGTAATGCAAAAGCATTGGCACTATTTTGCAAAGCTACTTGTTGTTTATTGCTTAGATTTGCTAATTCAATGTTTTGACCAGCAGCAGCGTTAGCCAAAGCAACTTGTTGTTGATTGTTTAGATTGGCTAAACCCATTGTTGCGTATATCTCAGCATCTTTAGCTGCAATTGGTATAGCACTTTCCATAGCTGCTTGAATAATAGCAGCCCCAGCCATAGAACTATTGCCAAGACCCCTTTTAGACATAGCAGCATTAGCTGCTCTAATGGCTCCAGCAGCCCATGCAGGAGTGCCATTATTAAATTGTACCATGAGGTTAGCAAGCTGTCCTTGCACAGTGCTAACAGCATCAATTTGGCCTGTTTGTGCAGTGGCTAAAACTTGGCTAAAACTTCCTGACTGTGCAGCAGCCGTTGCAGCTTTATCAAGCTCTACCATTTTTGATGCTGCTTTAATAACATCTTCATCAACAGCAATTTTAAGATTTTGCTGTTCAATGCTTATAATTTCACCAGTTGTAATAGCTCTTGTCTCAGCAGAAGCAAGAGAAGTTTTTTGTGTTGTTTGTGCTGCTGCTGCTAACTTATTTTTTTCTAATTCAAGCATCGAAGCAGCTTTTTGTGCATTATAAGCAGAAGACGTAAGAGCAGCAATTTGAACGGAATTTAATGAATATTGTGATGCTGCTGTAGCTGCTGGAATCTCTCCAGTAAATTGAGCAGCTTTAGCAATGTCTGCTGAAGTAAGAGCGCCCTCTTGTGCTGTTGCATAACGAAGCTGATCAATATCTTTTCTAGTGGCGGCAGCAGCTATTTCAGCAGTGCCAAGTGACCTTGCAGCTTGCGTTGCTACCACTGCCGCTGGTGGTGCTGAAACTAAAGCAGCAATGGCGGCTGAAGAAAGTGTTCCCTGTGCTGCTGTTACTTGAGCATTAGAAGAAAGTTGGGCTGTTTGTGCAGCAAATTTATTCTGTGCTGATTGCAAAGCACCTAAAGAGGCTGATGCCAAAACAGTGTCACTAGTAATAGCAGCAGGAGCAGCAGCAGTGGTGGCAGCAGCTACTGTGGGTATGTTAGCAGTGGTAATAGCAGCAGAAGCTTTTTGTACAGTTGCTCCTATGTCTTTTGTATCAGTTTGAGCAGCATTAATAAGAGTTGGTCCTCCCATAATAGGAGCGCCAGTATTTGGATCAACTGCATTTACAACACCGGGACTAATAGTCCCGGCAGAACCTGTTGCTAGTGTTTGTGTTTGCCTTGACATTAATGCCCCAGTACCGCCAGTGGTTGTCCCTGTCGTACCGCCAGTGGTTGTTTGGTCTGGTCGATACCCACCTTCTGATCTAGTTTTAGTATAAAGTTTATTAACAGCGTCAATTGCTCCTTGCCGGTCAAAACCTAATCGCTCAAACCCTGCAATATCTTCGTCGGGTAGTTTTCCACCTTCTGATATAGGTCTACTATAACTGCTATTTGTGGCGTCAATTGCTCCTTGCCGGTCTAAACCTAATCGCTCAAACGATGCAATAGTTTCGGCATACTCATCTTTAACAACAGCACCGCCAGCAACAAACTTCTTTACCACCCCGCCTTTACGCATCTTTGGCCCAATAGCAGAAACAACTTTCCCATATTTTTGTGCAGCACCAGCATCCGACTCAAGAAACTTGTCAAACATATTCATTGGGCCTTCATATCCCAATTTACGCGCTACAATTTCTTTTTGAGTTTCGGTAAAGTTTTGTTCCATTAACGTAAAGCCTTATTTAAATACCTTGTCAATAATAAATGTAATTACGCCGCCCAAAAAAGAAGCAATAACCATTCCTACCCAAAAGCCACCTTTGCTTTTGTTGGCAAGCTCTAATAGCTGAGAAACACCTTCCTCAAGCTTATCCACTTTCTTTTCAAGGCTTTCTACTTTGGCTGTTAATTGTCCATAAGAAAAAGGATCAATTTCACTCATGTTAGTTTCCATCAAGAAAGCAGAGAAGCTTCAGCTTGTCTTCTCTTAGTTAGCCCTGCTAACACCCTACCAGCAGCTTTATTCCATTTCATTATTTCTTCTTGTGCGCCTTCCCAGTCGCCGCTATCAACCCGTTTTTTTAATGTAGAAACTCTATAATTACCAACTCCGCAATTATAAGCAAAACTAATAATTGCTGCATATCTTCTTGGCGCTGTCTTTAACAAAGAAGGAGAAAGCTTAGCTACCTGACTTGCAAAATAAAGCAAGTGTTTATCCAACTCTTCTTGTGCTTTCTTTTCGGTCCAGACCGTCTCAGGCGTTATATCAGATCCGGTACAGCCCCATCCAATAGTATAAGGATGACCTTTAGTGCCGGGATCTGGATAAGCTTTGCAATCACCGTTGGGCAGACGTTTAGCATAGCCTTCAAAAGGCTTTACTAAAACATTAGCCGCAATGGTGATCGCTTCTGTTGTCATTTGCTGTCTTTATACTTCTCAATAGATCGTCCAACAAACCAGAAAGTAAGACACATATTTAACATAGCAAAATCATCAGTACCCCAAGAGCTAGTCATTACTGCTGCCCAATCAGCGTTCACTTTAAAGGCCATGTAAATAGCAGCCGCTTTTACAGCAGCGTACATAAAAAACAAAGCCCATGTAATTCCGGGTCTGACTAGAGCAGACACAGCAGAAACAAACCAACCAGCTTCTTTAGCAGTGGTTGATTGTTCTTTAAAGGCTTCTTTAATTGCGTCTAGCTGATTAGAAGAATAATCAACATACTTCTCTTCCATTTTAAACTCACCACGCATCTTCTCCAAATCAGTTTGAAGAGTAAACATAGAAAGCTCATGACCCCTTTCGTTCTTCTTATCAAAGTGTTTTAGCACTTCTGGAGCTAGACGAAATAGTCCACCAAAAAGACTACCTAACAAACCACCGCTAAGCATTTCTAACATAATAAAATCCTTTATTTAAGAAACGTAAGCTTGTAAATAGTACTAAGGAAAGTAGCAACAGCTTCATCAATCAAATTCTGAATAGGAGTGTCATCTTTAGAAACAGCCGTATATCTAATGTCTTCTATTTCTGCTAGAAATTCTTTAAGACAAGAGATGATGTCTACATCTCCATGTGTATAAGGAACAAAAGGAATATTAATCAACACTTGATTTCTGCCCTGATAAGCTTCAGTGATGGCATCAGCCCTTTCTACAATGTTGTCATAGAAAGTTCCCAACGCCATATGAGCAGAAAAGCTTTTAGTAGAAAGATGTTCTCTATGCGCTACTTCACGGCTAAGAAACAGGATACCAATAAGTGTACCAATGTCTTTACCTGTCCCGTCTTTCATGGGCTTCTTAACTAACATTATCTAAAACTCCTAGTTTTCTTAGCAATAGCTTTTGGTTGAGCTACAAATTGTTTACCTGCTTTCTTACCTTCACGTTTTGCCTTAGTAGTAGCAGCATATTCCTTATCACTTAAAGAAGCAATAGCTGCTTTAGGTAAATACCGCTCACCAGTTTCTGAAGATTTCTTACCAGACTTTGTTGTCCATTGTTGTTTACCCCAATCTTTAAGAGATTGCTGTGAAGGTCTAAGCGCCATCGCCATAACTCCCAAAAGCGTCAAGATATTCTAACGCACTACGCAAAACAGTGGGGCTGTCTTTAAACATTCCAAGAGCGCGATTGCATTGTTTACAAAGCACTCCGCGAAATTCGCCTGTTTTATGGTTGTGGTCAATTGCGCTTTCCGTCAATTCAATTTCATCTTTGCAAATTGCACAGCAACCTTCTTGTCGTTCGTATCTATCTACAAGCTGTTCCGGTGTAATCCCTTGTCTAGCACAACGCTTGGCTAAAGTCCACGGGTCTTTTTCTCGATACGTCGCCACCCTGTGCTGATTGTTTTCCGTCCAGTCTCTATGTCTTTTATACAGACATGTGTTGCAGTGACTTTTGTACAAGTGTGACATTTGCCCACCACGACTACGAAACGCGGATAACTGTTTTGTTTTCCCGCAGTCTGTACAAGTTTTTGTGTCCTCAATCACGATAACGGCCCCCAGCGGCTTTATATTTCTTTGCTACCAGTTGACTTTTACGGGCTGACCATTCACCAGCACCAGTACCCATAGTGGCAGCAGCTTTTACATCAGCTACAATTTTCTTACGCAATGTAGGCTTTGTATAAA